CCTAAGAAGTAGTATACTAACCCTAGTTGTAAAAGAAGGCAGAGATTCTGCTGGACGGGTGCAACTAGAGGGAGGTAACTTGAGTAGAAAATACTTTAGCCGTAATGAAGATGGCGTGATGGTTCAGAAATGGACTGATGACGCTATTAAGTATGAAGTAACAAGAGATAAAAACGATGGCTCTATTAGTAGGCACATCAGAGCAAAAGAGATGTGGCTTAGTTTATATCGCTATGACGAGTCTGCTCCTTTTCATGTTACTTGGATGAGTTGTAATTCCAGCGGGAAACCATTGGAAAATCCTACTCAATGGAATACTCACGAACAGGGTGCGTATTTCAATATCGACATGGGTAAATTTGCAACATTAAAAGAGGCAGAAAATTTTGCTCTTGGTTTTGCTTACGATTATCGAGAATACGGAAATTTCTTTCTCTATGACCCTGCAAACCCTGTGTTTGAAAGATTGAAGCAGGAAGAAAAATATAGTGACAGAATAAAGATTTCCGAGATACCTGTTCTATGGAAATATAACCGTGCAACTCAAATGTACGACGGTATAAAAATTCAAATACCTTACAACGATGTTAGTCAAGAGGTGCTTGAAAAAAGAAAAGAGGAGACAAAGCGTCGCCTTGAACTAAGAGAGAAAATCAAAAACGGAGGGGAGGACACACGAATTATGGTTAAAATTCTATTGAATGTAGACCTTGGTGACTTGGGACAAGCAATCTCAGATAAGTTACTTGAGGAAGTTTCTACCGTTGATGGTGTTGGTGCTGATGGTGACTCTGTTTACAATGTTGATGATGTCGTAGTTGATGTCAAAAATACTGGTGAAGTAGAGGCTACCTTTTATCTCGAGCGTGAATCAGGAAAATTCACAAGTGCAGATGAACTACGGAGTGAGATTGTAAATTCAATCAGTAGTATCGATATAGATTTACCAATTACAGTAACGGAATAGGGGACAAGATGAACGAGCAAGAAGTAAATGAAAGGTTTGACAACTTGGTAAAGCCACAGGTTGTTAAAGAAAAAAAGGAACCAGCAAAGTTCCCTGAACTGCGATACCTATGGGGTGTTGTTCTTCTCGGTAGTTTTGTCTTGGTTGTCTTGAGCGCGGTAATCACCACGGTTATCGAAGCCTTGTAATCCGCAGATGCAGATTACTCGGGACTCAAAGGTAGTTGGATTGGGAACGGGAATTACTCGGTAACAATCAGCCGAGTGATTCTTGTTTCTCCATGTATCGTTCAGGGTCATAAATAGTTATTGCCTTTGCTATTAAGTGTGGTTGTAAAGTCTTTGCATGATGTCCACAAAAATATAATTCACCGTTTAGAAACGAGGCTCCGACTTTTGCCTTGGCTCCGCAACTATCACAGTTCTCAAACACTTCAATAGGTGTCCGAACCATCGCGGTCATTTCTTTTGCTTTGACTCAGGCGGATATTTTTCAATCTGCTCTCTAATTTTTCCGTCCTTACCCATTCGAACTATCCAGCCATCTTTGATTTGCATGGGATTAAATGAATCGCATCTTTTATATGAGGCTGACATTAGCCCCTCCTCTTTAATAACTCTTCAAAATCTTTCTTCTTTGTTCCGCCATCATAAGACCAAGCGTATCCCTTGTTTACTAATTCCATATTAAGGGAACCCGTTCCTTTATTAACAAATAGCCATCCAAGGATTCTGCCGTACTTTTCTGAACTGTCTACCTTCTCGGTGCGGATAACAATATCGGTTGCTCCCTCCAAAGCCTTCTTCAAATACTCTTTGACTTCTTGCCCTAGGATTTTTTCTCTAGCATCTGTCGTCCGAGATTCAGGGGTATCAATACCAGCAAGGCGAACTCGAGATGTAAAAGAAATATCAAAGCCTAAATCGATGACCACATCAATCGTGTCACCGTCTACAACTTTTACAACTTGTTTAACTCGATACTCGTACATTACTTTTCCTTTTTCGAATCAGTAGTTTTAATGTCATAATTGTAACGGTTGGAATCTTCGGCTATCCATTTACCCGCATCTTCAACATCCCAAGTGTAGGTATTGATTAACCTATCAATGACTATTGTGTCTTTAGTAGTAAAAGATGGTTCGTAAAGCAACACTCGATTGTTTGGTTGGATGGCATAGTTCCCGTCATCGCGTTCAATTACATGACCGCATTTATGTTGCCCAGGATTTTCAGAATACCCTTGGTCTAAAATGTTGGACTCGGGGTTATGCCAATCTAGGGTGAATAAATACTTACCTAATACTTTTTCTTTTTTCCTATCCCTGTAAGACATTTTCATATTGGCTAAGTTGGCAAACTTTGTGACCGATACATAGGGACTGAAAGAATTCCAAAGAACCAAGTTATGTAAGTCCTCTTCGGGAACATTGGGCTTGGTGCAAAAAGCGTTAATCGGCATCCGCCACCAAATCCCGCCATCCTCCATCAGAAAATGAAACAAGGGGCTTCGGTTCTGAACTGTTGCTACTCCAAAAATAACGCATGGAAAATACTGGTCGTGGCTGTCCTGTTGATTGCGTAGAAAGTTCCCTCTCACATAACACTCTATGGGAGGGATATTGGCGTTTAACTCAGGCAAAGGTGGCTCTTACATCCTGAGTCGCGGGTGGGCATAATGCCTTCAAAAGTGCGGAGACTGCTGGTGTAAGAGACATGAGCCAAGCGTATCAGGCGAACACTTGTTCTAATTTAGGCGTGAAAATTCTTTGTGTTTCGGGATGATTTCTAACCCCAGTTGTGTTATACTGGTGTAGTCCTGAGAGGAGGACAGAATGAAGAAAGTCTACGAAGTAGAAGTCAGAGGTCAAAAAGAAAAGTATCACTTTGCGACTAAAGGCGAGGCTGAGGCTTATGCGATAACTGCAACTGCTTGGGTCGGCGGTCAATACAGAATTACAGGAATCTTCATCAACGAACCAGTAGAAGAGGTGGCTAAATAATGACTACAACAATCGAGAAGGTAAAAGTTACGCCTAAAGTTGGCGACATTCTTTACTCATCATGGGGCTACGACCAAACCAATATCGACTTTTACAAAGTCGTTAAGGTCAGCGAATTCTCTGTTTGGATACAGGAACTCAGCAAGAAAATTGTTGAGATAACTGGGTGGGCGCATGAAAGAGTCGTGCCGACTGATTCATCAACTTATGAAACTCGTAATTACGAGAACAACGAAATAGAGACTCGAACTTACGCAATTAGCAGACATAAAATCCAATACCCAACTTGGCAAACCGAGAAGGAATACTATGTAAAACTTAATAGTTTTTCCTCGGCTTCTCCTTGGGACGGTAAACCAAAAGACGCAAGCCACACACACTAGATTATTAACCCCAGTTGTGATAAACTGGGGTTGTTCTTAGAGAGGAGAACATTGTGAAAAGTAAAGATATAAAAGTAGGCGGTATTTATGCTTACAAGCGTTACAGAAGTTACAGCGGAAGCGCTTGGGTTAATGCAGTCAAAGTAATTACCGTGGGCAAAAAGAAAGTCGAGATTAAATTCGTAGACAAAGTGACATTTGAAGAGATTGATGTTTCAAATCCTAGGTACTACGGTGCTAAATCTGAGTGGGTTCCATTCTCTTTCATCAAGGGCGAATACCAAGAGTATGTTGAGCAGATTAAGCAAGAAGAGGCAGAGTACAAAATCTTGCTTGCTGGATACGCCAAGGAAAGAGCAGAGAGAGAAAAGTTCCAAAAGGAAGTTTACGAACCTGCCTTTGCTGAACTTTTATCCCAACTTGAGGCTTTGCATGAATATGTTAATCCTTACGATTCATTAAACTCTTTGCCTCATGACTTGATAGTAAAACTATCTGCAATCTTAAAAGAAAAGGCGGTGGCGTAATGGGGTGGGATGTAACTCAAGTAAGTAGCAGATTTACCACTAAGCAATTTATTAACTGGTATCTTAAAAGTACCTACGATGGTATTTATGAGCCAGTTAAAATCTTCGAGGGTAAGAATGAATTTGGGCAAAAGGCTTTCTATGTAGCCCTAAAGAAACTCGAGGATAACTCAATCTTCGCTTGTGTTATTTTGACCAAGCGTAAGAATGGCTCCGTGGCTGTAAAGGTCTTAGGGGAATCCGAAGAACCTTTGTACTACGAGGCTCCTAAATCATTCATTGATGTCTTAACTCCAGCATCAACTTATAGCGGTGCTTGGTGGAGAAACAGATGCTTAGAAAAATACTTAGAGAAGGAGGACGCATAATGAGTTATCAAGGGATAAGCACAGAGACGCTTCAATCAAGCCTTGATGTTTATTACGCAAGGCTGACAAGTTGGAATACATCTGAGGCTAAGAAACAAAAGTATCTTATCCGTATCGATGAGATTACTGATGAACTTCAGAAGAGGGAGACACTTGAAACCCTTAAAACTGCTAACAAGGTGTTAGTCGAAATGTTCGGAGAGGGGAATAACTAAATGGGGTATACACATTACTGGGCTTTCCAAGAGAAGCCATCCACAGAAAAGTTTGCTGAGTTCATAGAAGGCGTCAAGCAGATTGTCGCTACTGCTGAAGAAGCAGGAATTGAAATCGGTGAGCAAAAATATGAATCAGATTGTGTAAGTTTCAACGGCGTAGGAACTGGAGCGCATGAGATTTTCTATATCGACCTACACAGTCATGATGATGGATTCTGCAAGACTGCGGAGAAACCATACGACATGGCGGTAACTGCATCCCTAATCCTTGCTAAGAAAGTTTTTGGTGCTGACATCAGCATCCGAAGCGATGGGGATTGGAAAGATTGGGAAAGCGGACAACTGCTCTACGAATCTGTTTATGACATCCAGCCTCAGAATGTTTTGGCTAGTCGGTGATTGAGTGGTTAGCGCTCGCCATTAGCATTATTGCTTTAGGTGTTTCGATTAAGGCTTACTTGAACTCGGGCTGGATTGATATTGATTGGCACTACAAGGATGAGGAATAACTACAAACTTCCCCATTGATTTGATTGCCCGATAGATATTGGCGCAATGCTTTGAATGACTGAGCGATTCTCATAAAGGGCTAGAAGGATTGCCTCGGCTCTGTCAGGGGATGCAACGCCTCGCTTCTTCATGTCTATCTTTGATTCAATAACAACTCGACCTGAAGCATCGGATGTATATGTTGGACCTGCCATTTGAGATAGCACAAACCTATCTACATTTAATCTAATATCCTGTTTGCCATCTTTGGGCTGAACCAACTGCCGAGCGTTCCACCACATCTCTGCTCTTTGATTCTTGAACTTGGCTTGGTCTTTAGGCTTCTCGGCTACATTGACTGCGATGATGTCAGCAATTAGCGAGCGCTCTTTGCACCATCTATCCAACATGGAGACAACACCCCAACCTAATCCGATGGTATCGACCTTGACTCTAATCCTGTCTTTGACTCCTCTATCTTGATGAATCTTGATGCAAACTTCAATCTCTCGCATAACCACACCAGCCACATCAACTGCGTTAGCATTTTGCTTACCTGATGAGCGGTGAACAATGCTTACTGCTCCGCCATCTAATCGAGCAATAACAAATTCATCTCCGCCATCTGATGCAATATCAACTCCCAGTTTAATTATCTTAGATTCAATTGGTGTTTCATTCTCTGTTGCTAACTCAGCCCAAGCAAACGGGATTACCTTGCCTGTACTTGACTTAGGGAATTGCGCCTTAACACGGGCTTCAACGAATGTAGAGTCCTCGCCAAACTCAGACATCACATCATCGACCCAAGTTTTATCTACCAAGTGTGTTTTAACTTCGTGGGCTTCTATGTAATCAGGGCAAGACTTGCATCGACCAGTTGGCTCGCCCGTAAAGTTTGGCGTCTCATAAGCGCTGATTGGAATTATGTTGTAGAGCGGACTCGAGCAGATTCTTTCAAACCAAGTTTGCTCGGCATCTGTTGGAGGGTTACCAAGGACAAGTAGTTTTGTATTACCTCCAGTCATCAGGGACTCAAGGGCTGTGCCGATTGTGTCGGATAAACCTCCAGCCTCATCAACTACTACGAGCAAGTTAGGTGCGTGGATACCTTGAATTGCTGTTTCATCATGAGCGGCGGGACTAAATCCATATCCAACTACTGTGCCATTGATTTTCCATTGAACCGTATCGGCTTCTCCAGGCAGGTTGTTCTTTGAATGAACTCTACGAATTGCCGCCCACATAATGTTTCTAACCTGTCGATGTGTAGTCGCTGTTGTAATTGCTACCGCCGTCCCAGGGGCGTGACAAGATAACCACCAAGCAACTGCTCTAGCCGCTAAGTGAGATTTTCCAGGAGCGTGACAAGCAGGAACTACCGTTCTTTTATTAGTCATCACAGAATTAAGAATCTCTTTTTGTTTACTCCATAAAGTTTCATTCAGCCCTTGTTCAACAAAACCTATTGGGTCGTTTTGCCATCTAGCCCATGGATTCTCTAATTCAGCATCAAGGATAACCAGCAAGGCATGGCGCTCTTCAGGTGTGAGCATGGCAAGCAACTCAGCCTGTTTGTTGGTATCGCTTTCGAGGAACTTATCGAGAAGTCTCTCGGTCATAAGTTAAGCGCTCTTCGTTTTACGGGACTCGAGAACCTTGGCTATCTTCTCTTGTAGTTCTCCCATGGTGACTGTAACTCTAACTTCTGACACGGAATGACTCAAAACTTCTTGCTTATCGATGCGACCAAAATCTTCAGGAACTTGACGCTCTAACCACCAAGCCGATGCTTTCCAATCTCCTTGACTAGCCGCGCTGGATATAACCGCAACCTTTTTGGCGATTGCTTCCGCTCGCGCCCGTGTGAGTGACTCCAAAAACTCTAAGTAGATTTTCTCCTCGGGTTTAGGTTTAGCATCAGGAATCGTTGCCAGCCTATCCCGCTCTACCATTCCTCGGCTCATCCAGTTATAGAAAGTCGACTCAGATATGTTCACCATGGCTACCGCTTTGTTTACTGGCATACCAAGCACAATGAGGTTGATTAACTCTTCTCGCTTTACCTCATCAAGAAGCATCAACATTCGCCCACCAGTTTTGGGTTTAGGTTTAGCGCTCTTCTTTACAACTGCGGTTGTCACTTGTTTTTCTCCATGGGTTTATTCTACCCTCTTAACAACTAGAGCAGTAGTTATACGCTCTAATGTTATTAACACCAGTTTGAAACTCTTTACCGCAATGATAACAACTGACAGTCTTTGTCTCAGACTTGTCCTCTAGTTTGGTTATTTCAAACCCTAGTAATTTCATTTAATTCTCCTCCACTTCACACGCCTCTACGGGGATAAATAATAACTCAGCGATGTCTTTCCAGCCATTTATCGTGTTAGCCCATTCATTCAAATCCTCGGTATGAACTCTCATGTTGTGTTCGCCTACCCGAATTGTTGTGCGACCCACAGGAATATGCCCAGGCTTAGATTTTCCCCCTGAGAGAATTTCAGCCACTTCTTCAGAACTAAAGCCTGTTCCCCGCAAGCCCGTACTCATTAGAAGTTTGTTCAACTCCTGTGGGTCGTAGGTTGCCAAGTCAGAGGTTCGATTATCAACGATAAGGATTTTAATTTCCTCTACCTCATCAACATCAACCCAATGAACGGCAATCTTTTCCCACCCTAACTGAACCGCGCCTTGATAGGTGTGGTTCCCTGAGAGAATATGTTTGGTTGCTTTATTAACAACAATAGGTCGGTACTGCCCCATGTGTGTAAGGGACTCGATGATTGAACCGATGTCGCCTTCTCTTGGATTAAGTGGATGAACCTTAATCTCATTGATTGAAACTGTTTCAATATCTGTGGCTTCGACATTTGAGCGCTCACCGCTTGGCTCAGGCTCAACTGGTTTGCGTTCAGGTAATCCCAATCGGGTTTTAATCTCTTTGATGGCTTTCTGTTTGGTTGGAGCATCTACATAGAGTTGCTCTTTCCAAGCCTTGTAAGCCTCCATCTCGACTGTGAACTTCCAAGCGCTAATTTTTACTTCAGGGTCGCTAGGTAAAGACTTAGAACCGCCTACATTGTCTTTGTCTTTGCCATTCATCAGCCTATCTAAAGTCTCAACCTCAGATTGAGTGAAGCCTGTTCCTTCAAGTTCGGGGAGCGCTGTCAATAAACTTTTAAGTAATGGTTCGTTATATGTTGCAAGGTCGGTTAGCCGATTATCAGCCAAGACAATCTTGCGAGCGCTCTCTTCATCTACCTCGACATAAGTTATCTTGATTTTTTTCCAGCCAAGTTTCTTCGCTGCTTTGTAGGTGTGGTTACCAGCCAAAATGAAATTCGTTCCGTACTGAACAACAATTGGACGATATTGCCCATGGGCTTTGAGTGACTGAGCAATCGCCTCAATGTCACCTCTGCGTGGATTCGTTGGGTAACTCTCGAGCGTGTTAAGCGCAACTGAAGCAACTTGTCCAACTTTTATGTTCGCTTTCACTTTATGTATATCCATGCTTCAAAGTTAAAGAACTTCCAAAACATTGTGCCTACTGTAAATCCTGCGTTTTCTGCCAATATCTGATTTCGCATTGAGGTGTTTACTTTCATGATTGGTCGAAGGTCGCGCTCTTTGTTTAATATCTCATCAGCGCTAAAGGCTTTGCGCTTGAAGTCATAATGAGCGCCATGGATTGCTTGCTCTAGTTCACCTGATTCTTCTCGGACTTTCTCAGCCCATATAAAAGCCCCACCCTCAACTAAAGATTCGTAGATAAGGCTCAGGATGTTTGGTCTGTCCTCGTATGGGATAAATTGAAGTGTAAAGTTTGAAAGAATTAAACTGGATTTACCAAGGGTAGTAAAGGCTCTGAGGTCTTTGCGTAGATACAAAGTTTCATCATGCGACTCAGGCAAAAGGTTATCGGCTATATCAATTCCAACTTTCTTGCCACGATGAGGAAGTCTTTCTAAAAGTTTGCCAGTAGAACATCCAAGGTCAATCACTTGAGTATCTTCGGTCATGAAGTATGTACTCAAGTCACAAATTGCTTCAGTCAGGGTGTGATAGTTTGGAATTGATTGAGCAATATGCTCATCAAAATCTCCTATGGTGTCAAACGAGAATGGCTTAGTAGAACTCATGAAGCCTTCTACCAATTGCTTCCACGACAGGAATTGTAATTGTTCTTCCGCACCGTTCATATCTTTCGGCATCTGAAACTCTTCGTCCATCATCGTAAAACTCCGTCCATCCATCAGGTAATCCTTGAAGTCTTTCACATTCAAGCGGTGTTAATTTTCTGATTGCAACTGAATTTTCATCTCCAACTACAACGCCGTGCCTATCTTGAGAAGTAACCGTGTACATTGGTTCGTTATCTTCTTTAATCATTCTTCCGTTTGGCGATTTATTGACTCTTGCTACATCAAGAATCGCTTTTACAAAAGGAACATTATGCCCTCCAGTTCCCATGTTGGCTGTTAAGGTAGGAACTCCTTCACTTTTATATTGTCGGAAATATCCTCTTCTCCATTGAGCAACTTCTAACTCAGGAAAATCCTCCATTACATAAGGTCGAGATGCTCCCCCTTTGTAATAATGGGCATCGAGCGTTGGAGAAATGTTGGAGAGAAGCCCCTCCCTTCTTCCTTGTTCTTTTTCGTTCGACTCATCATTCTCTGTACTTGAGATTCCGATAGGAAATACTTTTGGTCGGGGTTTTCCTCTAAGATTTCCGATAAGGAAAATCCTTTCTCGGTGTTGCGGGACTCCGAAATTTTGGCTGTCAAGCAATTCCCATTGACAGTCATACCCCAAGCCATCCAAGACTTCGAGGATGATTTCGAAAGTTCTTCCTTCGTCGTGGTTGAGGAGTCCTTTGACATTCTCAAAGAGAAGATACGGTATTGACTTTTCGCTTGCGAGTCTAAACATCTCAAAAGCGAGTGTCCCTCGGGTGTCATCCAAGGAAAATCCTGTTCGCTTTCCTGCAATTGAAAAAGTCGCACAAGGGAATCCTCCAACGAGGAGGTCGGCATCAGGAATGTCTCCAGCGGAAACATTTCTAATATCTCGTCCGTCGGGTTGTTCTCCGAAATTTCGGGCATAAATACTCCTAGGTCTCTCTAACCATTCGTTAGCCCACACACACTCATGACCTGTTCTTTCAAGTCCGAGTCTGAACGCACCAACTCCTGCGAACAACTCTATAAATTTCATTAAGCAAGTTGTTTCGCTGGTCGTCCTCGTCTGCGAACTAAGTTACCTTGAGCGTCGTACTCAGGTGTACGAGAAATATCATTGCGGATGATTTTGTAAATCAACTGCTCAGATACTCCCATGGCTTCAGCAATTTCACGGTAGGTAATGCGCTGTTTACGCAATCGAAGAATCAACTGCTTACGGCGTTTACCTAAATCTTGAATCTGTACTTGATGGGTACGGATAGCATCGGTAAGTAACTTAACCTCACCAAGTCCTTTGCCATCTAACTCTGTCGCTTCCATTACTGTACTCATATAACTTCTCCCTCTTCGAACAGGCGTTCGACTGCATCATCAAACTTGACCTTCTTCTGAATGTGGTTTGCCGTTGCGACAAATTCCAATTCAATTTTCATAACTGATTTCTTATACGCAATTAACATCGCAATATAAAAAGGCAGTATGAAAAAACTAGCAACCGCTATTCCTACAACTGTCCATATTAAATTCCAGTTCAAAATGTCCTCTCCTTCTTTACTCCTCGTATGTAAATAACTAACGAATTTTTATCGTTCCTTGGTGGCAGAAAAATTAAAGATTTAACAAACTGCGAAGAATCATCGGGAAGAACTCCCGCGTCTACGAGTCCATCAATCGCCGCTTTTGCTGAGGGATTACACGCCCCTACATCCTGTAAGCGACCACCTTTCTGATGTGGTTCCACCGTAACGGTAATCCACGCCATAGGGGGAATCTTCTCATATTTAGCCAAGAGTTGAAAACCCGCTCGCCATTCCTTTGTGAGTTTTGCTCGCTCCCATCGGTTGCCAGCCCGTTCAGCATTAGTCGTCCAAGGACGCTGGTTGAACTCAAGACGATAAATCGTCTGCTCGGCTTCATCAATCTGACAGAAACATTCCATGGCTCAAGCATGAGGGTTACTCCTAATCATGTCCAGTTGTGTTTTCTGCCCGTAGTTGTCAATATTCCACCAAGCACCAGTTTCGTCTTGAAATGGAATCTCTTCAGCCGATTCAATCTTTTGAATTAGGTATCCGAGTTCACGGGCTTTGGCTCTGTTTGACTCGACCCATCCATGACAACCGCTAGTTCCAGTACCACAAAGAACAATTAGATTCGCTGATTCATGAAGCATCTCATTCTTTGAGCCACCCATCATTCGAGGTCGCCTGTGATGAACTGACATTGGAAAACCTAAGAAATCTCGATTACATCTTTCACACTTATAGAAAGCACGGGCTAAGACAACCCATCGAGTTTCTTCAGATACTCGGTTAGGTTTAGGCTTTGCCATTGGAGTCTTTCATCTGCGATGGCGTCCAAGCAAGCAGGGCATACTTCTGACTCCGTTTGAATCGCCATCTGCTGTACCAACCTACAAATCGCAACATCCTCATGAGTTAGGTGCCACCGTCCCATTATCATTTTCCAACGGAGCATCTTGACCTCTGTTCAATTTATCTAATAATTCTTTTTTAATTTTTGCTACAACTTCAGGAGAGGCTTTTTCTTTTTCTTTTTTCTCCCACTCTAAAGACATTTGGCGTCCGCGCTCGCGTTCTCTCGAGTCGGCTAGTCTACGACGCCACTCCCGATTTATGTGCGATGGAGTAATGGCTGTGTCAAGGTTTGAGTAATGCCAAGAAACAATTTTCTTTGCTTCATCTAAAGGCACATCTGTATCCAAAGACTCAGCCCATGCTCGAACCTTTAACTCATCGACCTGAATTCGCAAGTCATAGATTCCAATAAATCCTAAAAGGATTGCTAGGTCAGATAGATTCATTGCGGAACTTTTCTGCCAAGTCGATTGCTCTAATTGCTGATTGTTCATGTTTTGTTTTTACTCCTACTCCTCTGAGAACTAAATCCATCTGACGCATTGAAGGGACTGTCCCTATGTAATCTAAAGCCTGTTCAATCTGCTCGGCTGTGTAGTTTCTTTTCTCTGCCGCTTGGCAGATTGCCAGTAGTGAGTGCCACGCACTTTTGCCTAAAGGTTTAACTCTTTGCTTCTCCCACCATTTTCTAGCAACTGCTTCAGAGACCGCGATAACTGCGATAGCAGTTTCGTCGCTCTTTGTTGTAGATAGGACGGATGTATAGGACGGATGGTACGGAGTGGAGTTGGGGAGTGAGACCTCTAAAGTTGGGGAGTTGTGGGTATCTGAGTTGGGGAGTTCTACATCCCCTAAACTTTGTTCCTCCCCAACATAGTTGGGTAGTTTCTTCCATAACAACTGATAGACAGTTGCGTTGCCACGGGAGTTTCCCTTAGTAATAATCTTCAAGTGTCCGTCGGCAATCATCTCGTTGATAACCTTTCGGACATACTCAACAGAGCATCGACCTTTGGTTGAGAGATTAGTTTGAGATGCAAAAAAGCGACCATCATCATGAGAAATATCTGCGAGCGCTAGGTGGATAAGTAGACGGGTTCCGTCGTAGGGCGAATCAGCCCAAACTTTTGTTATCCACCTAATGCTCACAAATTACCTCCACAATGCGGACAACATTTTTTGCGTCCTTGTCTTTCAATAACTCGATTCTCAATACAACTAACATCTACATAAATCTTGCAACCATCTCGAGCCTCTTTAAGTCGAGCAATGCGTCCAGTTTTATGAAGAACAGACAATACACCCGAAGCGGTTCCGTGGTGAAGTCCAGTTATCTCGGAAAGTTCTTTCCAAGTTAAACCCCTCATCTCTCGTTGAGATAAAAGGTTCAAGGCTTGCGCTTGACGCAGGGCAGTCTTACCTGACCTATCTGCATGAAGCGCTCGCTCCTTAGAAGTCTCGGTTCCGCTATGCCCTGAAGTTCCGTTATACGGTAACTCGGGCTGGTTCAATAGTGCTGACATCTTCGATTACCTCTTCCAACTTCGGTGGGTTCAATTTAGATTGTTGCTCTTTGAACTTGGCACGGAATTGGTCAAGAAGTCCAACGGGGTAGGCGTCCTTGTTCGCGGTTATGTACTGACCGACCTCGGATAAAGATTCAATCGTGGTCGATTGGTTAATTTTTGCTATGACTGCTTCGGATGCTAAAACATCTTCAGAACTTGAGCGTTCATAAGAATGTGCATCAGGGTCTACCTCATCGGTTGGTAGTGATAACGATTGAAGCAAGGCAGTACGGAAAGCAACTGACATGGCTTTGGCTGTTGCCTTGTCGCCTGAGTCCATTGCTTCTCCAACAACTGTTGCCTTTAGTGAATCACCGTTTGCTCCAATGAATGTGTAGGTCACTTTAACTCTGACATGACCCATTGCTGTTCGGTTGCGTCCAATCTCAACTGTTTGATAGTCGTACTCTTCAACTGAAGGCACCACGACTACACCGAACTTTTGAAGTGCTGGAGATACCGCATTAACGACAGAATCAATTCCTCGGAAATTAAATCCTTGGGCTGTGTTCTTGTCCTTCTTTGCGATTGCTCCCACCGCTTTCATAACTTCACTCAATGCTTGAGCGATAGGTAATTTGTTTTCCATGTTTCCTCTCTCTACTCTGCTATTAAGAACGAGACTGAAACTTCAGCGGGTACAACTTTGACTGAAGGAACAATTTCGCCTTGGGTTGATATTACTTTATCTTCTGACTGATTCAAAGCACCTAGGGCTTTTTTATCAACTTCTTTTTTAACTCGGACTAATTCAGGGGCATTGGTCTCAGCCCATTCAAGGAACTTAGATTCGTCCTCAATATCGAATTTAACTCGACCTGAGATAGTTTTAATGGTGCCGTGGGGCAGGAGTATGCTTTTACGGTCTTTAGAGCGCTCCTGAAGGGCGTATGGGCGTAGGTTCGCTTCAAACCATTCAGCATCTCTTTCAAGGTCTGTATTGACCTTCTCTAGCCATTCTGAGACCCTCTGTAATTCTCGGTCAAAGATTGCTTTGTTATCTAATTGCTTGCGTCGAATGGATGCAAGTTTTCTCATTGCCCAATCTGCTTTTGAATCGTCATCTACGACGAATGGCTCACGGGCTGGTTCCTCGATGATTTCAAAATCATCTACTGGTGTTACTGATAATGCGTTGTCCATGTGGACTCCTCTCGTTATAGGAGAGGGTACTAAACTGGGGTTTAGATTGTCAAGCCCTACAACCCGATAACTTGTCCAACATACATTGAGGCACCGACAACCGTACAGATAAAGAGCGCTCCAACGGTACGGATAACCCATTCGGAGCGACTCTCCATCTTTTCAAGACGGTCTGTAATGTGGTTCATGGCTTGAGTGACTCTTTCAGAGTCCGAGTCGTAAACATCTTTGCGAAGATAAGTTTGGCTGACATTCAGATTCATCTGCTTGACTTCCATGGTCAGGTCATCAAGCCGACGCATAATCTCTCCTAAACTTGGCTTTACTTCTTCGCTCATTTTTTATGCCTCGTACTTCGGGCGGACAACTGCCATGATTAGTTTGTAATTTCTTTTCTTTAAGAAAGCGCCGTCTCCGTTTGATTGACTGCCCTTTCCATCACCGCTTGTATTACCTTCGTAAACTTGTAGATACTTTAAGGTTGTGTTGTTCCATTTCACAATACCAACATGGTCTGCCTGAGCATCATCATCAAACTGGAAAAATGCAATATCTCCAGCCTTGGCTTGTCCAACTGGAACCAACTGACCTTTACCTGCAAACCATTTCAAACCAGCATCGCATGAAGCAAAACCTTTTTTAGATTCAGCCGCAATCAGGTCAGAGAGATTAGCCTCCTTGAAGCACCATGAAACATACATGGCGCACCAAGGCTGATTATTGAGTCCATACCATTTACCAAATTTTGTATCGTTGTTAGTACCTTCTCGGTATCCAGCATCGACTTCGGCTTTAGCCGCTAGTAGGACTTTTTGAACTGACACTTATTTCTTCTTTGCTGTTTTTTTGGCTGTAATCTTTTTGACTACTGCATCTGTTACTCCGTCGGCAATTTTGCCAAACGCAGGGTCTTTAGGGTTAGCCGCTCTGATGGCGACGGGGAGTACGGCTGAAACGCCAGCCGCTAAAATTGCTTTAAGTGCATCGCCATCAAGAGCAAGGATGTCCCCGCCTGTAATCATGAAGGCTGTTGTTACTGCCGCTAGGAATGACCGTCCATACGAAGCGAGCATTGCTTTAATTTTACTGTCCATTATATTCTCCTAAGAGTAGGTGGATAAATTCTAACCTATGGTTTATGAACCACGGTTATTATGCTTGTTTCCCAATGACTAACAAATCTGCGCCAAATGATATTAACCAAACTGTGTCATTTTGCGTTGGGCTATAACTGCTCAGATATTTGACTGAAGGCAAAGTGTTTGCACCTCCAGCAATTTGAACATCAAGAGAAGCGGGACTGACATTTACAGTCACAACTTTTGCTTGGCGGAGCCGTAGATTTGGCAAACTGACATCGCCTTTTATTTGATTAACAAGGTAAGCCAAGTCCATCAGAATCTCCTACTTCTGCCAATTGCGTTCATCGTACCCTTGGCATCTAGGGGTATCGTGATTGAGTCTAGGGTCAAAATTTTGTCTACGCCAACTGGAGTGCGGGTGATTTTTACTAGGTCATAAACATCATGGGCAGGGTTCACTATTTGGTCCCATGTAATTTTCTCGGTTGAGCCTATGACTTTCTTTAACTCAGCCTTAGCCGCCTCGGTTGCCTCGGCAACTGTTAGCACCGTTGGACTGCTCATAAACTTTACAACCTCACCGTAGGTTTTGCGGTAGGTAGGTGAACTCGGGTTATCGTCAAAGGCTTCACCAATTACACCAATAGATAAGTTTGTTCCCTCTCCTGTAAATATAACCCCATTATAGGACTCATCAATACTAAGAGAACGGTTGATTTGAATTAAGATTGAATCAGCGCCGTCGGTATATGTAGCAACTGGTGAACCCAAGTCAGGGTCAGGAATTGGTCGCATACGGGCTGTACCGTTTTCATCAAAATATAAATCCATAGAAGCGGACTCAGCAATCTTCAAAGCCTCGCGCCATGGGTCAGAACTTTGGTCAAGGGTTGGATATAGCAAAGTTGTAACTTGTCCAGTAGCAGGAAAGATTGTTTTAACTTGCGGGTACCTAAACTTCAAAATTTGTTCAATAGCGGTTTCTTTGGCTGTGCCATCTGCAATATAGAACTCATGGTTTGTAAATTTAGCCCGAGCAAGAAGCAAACTTCGGTCAGAGCCTTTGACTGCAATTTTTACACCTTGGGCTGTATCTGTAATTTCTACACCCGTAATTACAAACACTCCAAGAGGAACTAATTCCTCGGTGCCGTCAGGAAAGACAACCCCGCGGTAAATTTTTATTTCTCGGTTATATGGCAGAAAGATTGCCGACCTATTGTTTTGTGGGACTAAGGTTCCATCTTTATCTATGAACTCAAGGGAACACTCGCGCCGAACTGAACGGCGGTTATCAATACTTACGCTTCCTGAAATTGGTTGAGCGGTGCTAATAATAGTTCCGTTTGAGACATCAAAGACCTCAACCTTTACTTTAGTTACATGAGATTTTTTTACGGTTTCTTTGAATAAAGCCGAGACTGCATACATTATGGGGCATCAACTTCAAAGTAAGTAACTTTTACAACTCTAATTAAACTGTCTATATTTCCTGATTCTGTCCAGTTTCTATCTACAAAACGAACATACTTTAGACGAGCAAGCGGGTCGCGTACTAATAGAGTTCCTTGGTAAACAAGAACTGGGTATAACTCATCCCAAGCATCTTCTCCTTGAACTGTAATCTCATAGGTACCATCAATACCATAAATAGATTGGGCTACAACTACTGACTTAGATGCACCGAGGGGTTTGAATACTCCATAGGCTTCAACAATAGTTTGACTTAAAGGTTGTTGAACTTTAACCCCTACAACTTTTATATTATCATCATCGGGGGCGACAAAAGACCAACTTAGAGGATTAGGAACAAGAATAGGAGAAGAGGATGTGTAACCTGAAGAAATAGTAGCCATTAAATATCAGCCCTCGCTTTCGCTCTGTATTGGATTGTTGTATCAAGAGGAATTTCATAATCGTCAATTTGAGCAATTTGTGAAGTATCAGCCGTAACTGGACTGTTACGGATAGCGGTAAATATAGTTCCACCATCTACTGAACGCTCTACATCAAATTTGAATTCTGAAAACCCACCACGGGTAAAGACAGGCTCATTACCTGAGTGAAAAGCAATCTTGTCTACATAATGAACTCCGCTTGCACTTGCGCTAATAACTTTTACAAAAACTTGAGCATGGGTAGCGGTTGGGGGCGCTAAAACTGTTGCACTCGCTGTTGCCCAAGCAGAACTGGTTGCGCTGACTGATGTTCCAAAAGTCGTGCTTATTGTTGCACCCGCTGAAGTCAAATAGCGAATACCAACTGCACAATCACGGGTTGTACTCCCTGCCTTAAAATCTGCAATAGCAGAAAATTCTTGGTTTGCTGAAACTATAAATTTTGTACCAGTAGTTGTTGATGCCGTGGCATCTCCTGATGCTGTTGCTGTTATTGCAAGTGAGGCTGTGCCATCAGAGAATTGAGCAGTTGAACGAGCAATTGAAGAATTTGTTACTGCAATCCAACCAGTTGTATTGGTTTCAAGGGAGGCTTGGTTAGCGCTTAGAACATTTGTTCTACCAAAAACTGTAAGGGTTACTGCCTCAATGTTGGTATCGTAGAAAGCGGTAATAAGTGGTGTAGAGGGAGCATCAACATCAATAGTAAATTGACTATAAGCATAATCACTAAAGTAATCAGCACCGTTTAATAATTGAGCAACTCGCACATAGGCTCTATAAGTTGTGCTATCGGCTAAGTCAGCCTCAAGCGTTTGCCCGTCGTTACCTGAAGTTACAACTCCAGTCTCTACTGATGGGGTTGTTGTTGCAGGGTCAAAACCTGAGCCACCGTATGTAGCGGCGTCAAAGATTTTAATTTCATAAGCGCTTTGTGGGTCACCATCTACATCAGCATAAGTCCAAGTAACAGAAGGAAAAGTAGTATCTGTGATAGTTCCAGTTGGCGCTGTGACTGTTACGGTTGGTTGAGTTGTAGTTTCTACATCAACAAAAAGAGCAACAAGGTCTGCTCGGTCACCGCTTATTATTGCGTTATCCGTAAACTTAACAACAAGATTATCAATGAGAGTCTGAGTCCAAGCCTCACCATTTGGAGCGGTTGTAAGTTTTAAGCCAGTATCAAGAGTTGTAACAGGTAAAGTGTTTGCCTTTGTAAATGGAACTGAGTAACTCACGGTGCGACCATTTCGGTCTGTAATAACTCCAAGGCTCAACTGAATACTGCCAGTAGTTCCGATTACGGCACGGGCGCGAAGATTGACATAGGCAACTTTTTCAGTAGCGGCTAAAGTTGTTGTTCCAAACTCTGCCTCATAAGAAATAGGAACTGTTGTGCTAGTACGCTTAACTTTTGTTGCATCATCATTATCGGCAAGCGCCGCGTGAACTGAAGCCGAGCCACCTGTAATAGTAAAAGAAGCGGCGTTATTCCAGTTTGCGTTAGGGCGAAGTACATAGGTAGCCATTATTTGTTAGCCAATTCTTTTGCCAAGATAGCGAATGTTTCTTGAATTCTCTTAGTGATTATGTCAGCCTTTTCACCTTGGTCTGCGGCACCTGTTGTATCAACATTGACTACAAACGCGCCTTGCTCAATAACTATATTGTTTCCACCAGTACCCCTAAAACTTGCTTCGGCACCTGTAATCTGAGCAATGCTAGCCTGAGCGCTTGCAATCTTTTGACCAAACGCCGCCTCTGAACCAAACTTACCAATTGCCGCACCTGTAAATGCAATTGATTTTTGAATCTCATTGATTTGTGCAATTGCTTCAGCGCCTCCGCCAAGAATTGACGCAGCAATTTGAGCGCCTTTGATTGGTCCTGATTCAACTAAATCTTTAATTGCAGTTGCATCTAAACCAAGGGCTTGTAGTTGAGTTATCTGAGTAGCAAACTGTTGGCTCTTATTAAGACGAGTTTGCATATTTTCAATAAGAGATTTTGCTTTAGGAATAAATCCATCAGGAAGTTCTACACCTTTGAGTCCAGCAAAACCCATAATGGTGTCTTTAAGAGAATCTGCAAAATCTTTAGCCGCTTGTTGTAAGTCTGATAGAACATCACTCATTGATTGAATACCAGCGGTCATTGCTTCACGAATTTTTTTCATTAAATCTGCTTGGTCTTGAATACTACCCAAGGCATCATCGTTAGTACCACCACCAGCCGCCGCCGCTTTATCTTTTTCTTTTTTAAGAATGTCTCCAAAGCCAAGACCTTCTTTAAGGCTGGCTTGAATTTTTCCAATAAAGTCACCAATGCCATCTGCAACATTGCCAGCAAAATCTGTTGTATCTGCAAACGCTAACATTTGAGTTGATAGGTTAATTAAATAATCACCAGCCGCGTCAGCCTTATCAGCCACGCTATCAATAAATTTTCCTACTGTTCCTGCAAAATCAAATTTAACTGCTTCACCAAGGGCGTCAATCATTGTTCCTAAAGCGGCTGATGCTGTCTTTGCTCCACCAACTAAACCTTCAATAAGTTTGGCACCATTATCTTTATTTCCAAACTCCTGAACTTTAACCGCAAAATTAGTAAGAGTTTTCTCTGTTGCCCTTAATCCTTTTTCAACTGCATTTCCAACAGTAGATATTCCATTAACTGTTTTTGTTACCCCGCTAAGGATTCCATCAAATGCTGTTTTACCAAACCCTACAAGCGTGGATGCAAAACCTGTAACTAATGCTTGACCAGCGGCAAGACCGCTTTTTATACCGCTTGAAATTTGAGCGCCGACTAAAGGAATTTTTTCAAATAATGCCGCAAGCGATTTAATCCATCCAGTTAATTTGTCAAAAACAAAACCAAGAAATTTACCTACTCCTTGGGCTATATCATCTAAAATACCAAAAATTCCTTCGCCTACATTTCCAATAGCCGATAGAATCTTTAGGAATATGTTTTTAACTCCGCCAAACAAATCATTAAATGCCCCCACTAGGTCAGCAACGGCACCAATGATAAATGCAAAGACTCTAACTATGCCTTCAACAACCAAAGAAATTACTTTAATGATTCCATTGAATATAGTTTTAACTACATCGTAAAGAGTTCCTTGGGCTTCCATAAACATAATAAAAGCATCAACAACAAATTTAATAGCCTTAAGTAAAAACTTATACCAAGTAAGAATAATGTCAATTACGAACTCAAAGACCATGGCAACTACTTCTGCAAAAGAACCAATAACTCGTATAATTGAAGCAAAGGCTTTTATTACATAGCCGATAGCCTTTACAATGTATGCAAAGACGCTAATTACAACTTTGACAATAAAGTTAAAGACTGTCTTAAATACATCACCTACGGTTTTATTTGTTTTAATTAAATAACCAAGAGCCACTAATAAGGCAACAATTACTCCAATAAAGAGCGGAATAGGGTTTAAGGCTATGGTCATATTTAATATAGCCACCGCACTTCTTAAAGCATTTATTACTATTGTGACTCCCGCTGTAACGGTTCCCCAAATTGCTGTTGCCGCGGTGGTAAGTATTATGGCTGTTCTATATGCGCCATAACCTAGTGCAACTGCTCCAATTACAATTCCTAAGACTTTGAATACTTCAACATATTTTTGAATAAAACTAATAGATGCTGTGACTACTGAAGCAACAAGCCTTATAGCCTTTGCAACAACACCAATTGCTAGGGCAGAAACCTCTGTAAATACTGCTGAAACTTTTTTAAGTATTGGTAGTAATGGTGCAAAAGCAGTAACTAATTGTCCCAATGCGCCTCGTATTTGAGGAGATGTAACGGCTAAAACTAATAATGTAAAAACGGCATTAAATCTTGCTAGTGTTTGAAAAAACCCTTGGAAAAAAGGAGCGGCTTGGGCTAAAGATTTACCCGCTTTAATTCCAAAAAAAGTAGCAAACGCGGCGGCAACTGGTAAAACTTTTTCCATGGTGCCAGCAATTTCATTCACGCTTGTTTTGCTTTTATCTATTTTCTCAATAAAGTTGCCAATGCCGTCTAGTAATTTTGCAAATGGGTCTGCTAATTTAGTTAATACTTTTTCCATAGCGTCAAGGAATTTAGAAAAAGTCCCAGTTCCTTCTGAGGCTTTTGTAAATTTAGTAGATAAAGCAAGAGTAGATAAAATTATTGAACTAAAAGCATTTAGTAATCTTGACCCTACCGCCTCTTGTACTTTTCTAGTTTGGTCTCCTAGTTCCTTTAATGCTCGAGAAGGGCTTTGTATTGCTAGTGCATAAGCACCTTGAACTTTTGTTCCCTCTTTTAGAATAAAATTCATTACTGCTTGGCGTCTTTCAGCCATATTTAACTCACTAGCACTCTTACCTATTGTCCGTCCATAGATAGCAAAAGCCTCGGTAGCCCCAGTTGTGATACCAATTTGGCGTAACATTCTTGTTTGCCCAGTTGTAATAGCAAAGATTAAAGTTTGTAAAGCATCAGCAGAACTTACACTTGCTGTAACAGATAAATTTTGGGCAACTGTGGCTAATTGAGTAGCATTACCCAAATCAACATTTGACTGAGCAAGTTTGATAACCGCTCGTTGGGCGCCCACCGCGGATATTCCAACATTTTTAATTTCTTCAACTGCAATAGAAAGTTGGGTATATCCGTAGCGGGTGGACTGACCAATAGCCTGTAAAGCAATATCTAACTCTTGAACTTCAGCGGCGGCTCTAAATGATTTAGTAGCAAAAGCAATTAAAGCAATTGCTGTACCAGCGGCAATACCGCCAAGCGCAGTTAAACTTCCATTAAGTTTTCTAGCCGCGCCTTGGAAAGTTTCAGCACTTTTTGTTGCATCTTCTAAACCTTTTGTGAATTGAGCAGAATCAGCGGTGAGGCGAGCGCGGACTTCCATGGTTGGTGAATCAGCCATTTATCTCCTAGCCTTTGCTCTTCTCTCGGCTTTCTCGCGTTCCTTTTCTTTTACAAGATAGAAAGCGTTCCATTCGGTCAATTCCATACTGCTAAGTGGGCGGTGGGATTTACTTCCGTAAAGAAGTTCTCCCACCGTCCTACCTAACTTTTCTGCTAGTTCAAAAAGAAACCGTCTCTCAGGATTCTTTAGGAAATCGTACCTGTGCTTCGTCTACCGCCTTTTCGCCTAAACCTGAACTGCCAAGAGCCTTTGTTGCCAAACGCTCAATGACTGCGCCATTCTTAGAAAGAATTGCTTCACGGTCTTGTTCGGTAAAGACTGGTAAACCCGTTGTAGGGTCAAACACAGTTGCGATAACAGTCTTTGCGTACATATTAGAAACATCCACCTTATCTGCCGAGGTTGCCCCCTCAGTAAGTGTTGCTCTCTGTCCAGCCGTCATAGAACGAATTTCTACTGAAACGCCCCACTCAGGGACTTGCAGTAACTCCTTCGTAATGTCGTCTGCTTCAAATATCTTTCCGCGTAAATCTGTCATTTTTTTCTCCTTGGGACACTAGGTTGGTCACGATAAATTATTTAGTTTTTTTGAAACAATTCCTATTAAGCGTAGGTACCGCGTGTTACGGCGCCTGTTACTTGGAACTCGGCTGAGTATGTCACTACATCTCCGATAGCACCACTCTTCTCGTAAGAGGTTAGAAGTGCTTCTCCTGTGTACTTTGTGTAAGTAGCAGTTGAACCTTCAGGACCGTACTCGAATGAAACTGAGTCTGCTTTTCCTACGATAGCCGCTAGGTGAGCATCAACTGTTGCATCAAAGTTACCTGATACTGAAATCGTTGCATCTGTTAGCCCAACTACATAAGATTTTGCTGAGGAACCAAAAGCGCTGGTCTCGGCTGTGTCTACTGATTGTGGGAATGAAACATCTGTAAGGGTATTGCTAATATCGGTAAGTGACCCAGCGTTGTTGTCTACCTTGAATACGGTGGATTTACCATGTCTAAATGTTGGCATTTTTTTACCTCCTAGTAAAAGCCACCACAGGGGTAGCCGAGCCTGATGAACCTGCGACTGTGTATACAACTCGTAGGTATCGATTGATTGTTGTTCCGCTTGCAACCTCAACTCTTTCTGAGGTTTTCTGAGTGCTTGTAACGGTTGTGAAAGATACAAGGTCAGCAAAAGTTGAGTTATCTGCTGAGTGTTGAACCTTTACGCCGATTGTTCCGTTACGGGTATTAACTGGAACTGACAAGAATCCCGCTCCGCCATTTGTGGAGGAAGTGGTGTTATCTACGCCTGTTCCATTTCCAGTCGCAGAAATAGCCGCACCCGAGGAAAGTATTTTCCCGTGTTCAACCGCATCTGTTGATTGGAATTCTGCGCTTGCTTGGACGACATCTGCGATGGCACTTGAGACCTCATAGGATGTATCGTCGGCAACTAACATAATTGCTCCTGCGGCAAGTGAATTACCTTGGGGAGCAACAATTATTTTATTTTTTGTAGAGGAACCAAGAGCGGTTGCAAAAAAAGCATCTGTTCCTGTGGAGGCGGTTCCTTCAAACATCCCTGAAAGAGAGATTGTTCCGTCTCGGTGACCGACAATGTAGGTCTTAGCACTTGTACCAAAGGCACTTGTCTCAGCGGTATCAACACTTGTTGAAGCGCTAACATCATTAAAATAAGTAGAAAAATCAAATTCATTTAGAAATACATTGACATTTTTACCATGGGCGAATGTAGGCATTATTTCTCCTCAACTGGGCGTTGATGTGGGGTTCCGTCTTGTAAGAATCCATCGCCATCGCCATCTGTGGCATCGGCGTCAAAACCATCTGCAACAACAGGTTCTTCTACAACCTCTGCAACTGGTTCGGCTTTAGGTTCTTCAACAACAGACTTTTCAATTTTCTTTGCTGGCTTATCTGTATCTTCAATGATTCCTGAATCTAAAAGCCACTTGACTGACTGGGCTGGAATATCTTCAACAACATCCCCAACTTCAGCGCGTTTATTAGGTGGGTAATCAATACCCTGTAAGACTCTATAACGAGCCATTAAAACCTCCTCCGTGACGGCACATAGAAAACCCGAGTGACCGTCAAGGTCACTCGGACACGGAAGAGACGAAAAACTCAGGCGACTAAGCGCACATTAGGTTTAGTATAGCGTATTGCTTTTTAGGACTTCTGAGCCTCTACATACTCTGAACTTACAAACAACTTCTCACCCACGGCAGTAACAATTCCTACCCTCTTTAAGATTGACTCACCGTTCCAAGTTTCATAACCTAACCAAAAGATTTCTCCTTCAGTTCCTTTGGCTACTTTACGACCTTTGACAACGACAACTTTTTGACCTTTGACAATTGCACCCTCAGCCAAATCTTTTGAAACCTTGGCTTGATACTTAGTAATCTCAGATTCATCGCACTCATGGGCTGGATAGATAGCCTTACCCCGAGCGCCGTAATCAGCATATTGGCTACTTACAATCTCAATGTTGCCAATATAAAATTTACCGCTTTTGGACTCGCACTTAACGGTTATGCGCCCACACTTAGAGCATGGCTTTGAACTCTCAATTGGTCTTGCCATCTTGTCTCCTCTCAGGACAAGGCAAGTATATCACAACTGGGGTTAGATATTATCTCTTCTTAAGCGCTCTTCTTGAATCATTCCAAGGGTTAAGAAGTAGCCAATACCATCTACCGCCGTATCGGGCTTAGATTGATTGACTTCACGGGCTATCTTCATTCCAACCATACAGAGGGCAACTTGCTCGGCAGAAACCTCACAGCCGAGGATTACAGACCATATCTTTGAGGCACGGGTAAAGTTATCGAGCGGATGCCCATAGGCGTCCTGACGCTCTCCTGAGACCAACTCAGCGGCATATAAGGCTATATCTCTTGGGTCGTTCATAATACTTGGATGTCCGAGACTCCCTCGCTGGTCACTAGGAATGTCAGCACTCCCACAGCCGCAACCTCCCCCTTGGACTGTCTCCACCAAACGCTTCCCCCGTCGAGGGCTGGTGCTTGTAGCCATTTGACTCCTCCCCAATCTGCTAGACGGAATGAATGATAATGACCTGAGACCAAAATGTCACAATCGCCGATTGATTGGCGTCCTAGAGTTTGGTCAGCAATCCACCTGCGAAGTTTTGCTTCGGGACTTCCAGCGCTACGAGCAAGGTGTCCATGAGTAATTCCAATAATCTTTCCATTAACCTCAAGGGTAAGACTTAACTCCTCTGTTGGGATAGCAAAACGAATGTGACCATAGGCTTCAGGGTTGGCTTGGAAAATTTCAGCAACGGACTCAACTAGGGCTACATCATCATTGTCATTAAGGGTTGTAAAGGCTTTACCGTTCTTGCGGTTCTCACCATGGTTTCCACCAATTGCCGCAACGGTGATATTAGGGACAACCTTTGACCAGCGGATAAGAGCATCTCTTAAGAGACGACGAGCAATTTTTACTTGGTCTCTTCTATCAACTTCAACTGTAAAGGTCTGAATGTCATAGTGACCATCGCATCCTTCAACTAAATCACCTAGGCATAAAACGGTAATTGAATCAATTGGGCGACCTATCTTTTTTAATTCTTTAATTCTAAACTCAACATCATCAACTGCTTGGAGCCATCTACCAACTAAACCCTTTAGACCATCACCATCTCGTTTACCTGTCTGCCAATCTGCGGCACATACGACAAGGCTTGCTCCACCTGTAATTGGTTTACGCTCTCGAGGTTTGTGTTTCTTTATCTCTTCGATTAAGGCTTCAATATCGGCAACTTCTTGTTTGCCCTTTCGAACTACTTTGCCCTTCCATTGGCGATTAAGAACTCCTAAAGTATCGCCCCACACATTGAAAAGAACTGGTTCTACTACTTGAAAATGCTCGGGGTCTAATCCCCACATTCGAAGAACTCCCGACCAATCAGGAGAGTTGTCGCCCTCCATTGGCTGAGTAGTAACTGTTCCTTCTTCACCTTGCCAAGTGACCCCAGGCATCCACTCTGCTTGTCTTTGACGAGGTTCAGTTTTTTGAACTGAGTTCATCTCACTCGTCTTAAGCAGATTATCTAAAGCGTCATCAAGACTCATTCGGACACTTACACCCGTCTTTACCTAGAAGCCTTCGTCGATGCCTTCTAAGAACATCGCTAGAAGATACTTGAAGTCCGTAGGCTAACATAACCTCGCCAAGACGAGCAGAGTTTACTTTTTCATTACGCATGATTTCATTAAGTTTAGAACGCAAAGGTTCATCTAATTTTGCAACTAATCTGCCGATTGAACAACCAGTCTGTTGTCTATCAAAACCAACTAAAGAATCTAAATCCCTAAAAAAATCATCCTGATTTATTTTTGGATTTACACCTTGGGCATCGGATACTCCACGGGCGCGTTGCACTCTCGAAGAGGAGCCTGTCACATTTCCAGCATCGTTGGAACTCATCGGTTGTTGCGTTTCTGCCATACGGGTCTACCACTCTCTCTTGCGGAGCCGTTGGCTCCTCGTTTACATTCTCACTAAGCATCGGAAATTCACCGAGATTAGTGGGCGGTACTTCGGGTCTACTCCTAACATATTTACTGAACCCATCGGTTCAATCCTCATAATATGCACCCCTGAGACCGATTGTTCAAGCACCGACGCGAGTAAAACGCGAATTGTTTCTGCTTTGTCTCTAGCCGTTGGATAATCTTCTCTACCTGCTCGGCAGATAATTTGAAGCATTGGGTAGTCAATTCTGATACCGCCTGACCCCATAGTAAATGTTGGGGAATTTCCAGCGTTCTCATAAACTGCTACACAAGCGTCAGGTGTTTCAGGAAGAGTTCCTAAAAAGATGTTAGTTCCAAGAGTTCCTTGGCTATTAGTAACTAAATAGTCACCTACTGATTCAAGAATAGTTGCCATTAGTTTCTATGCCCTTTCTGTATGATGTCAATAATTCTACCCTTTATGTTTTCTTGGATTGTAGACATTGCTTCCATGACTGGTTGCTCAAGGTATTTAGCCTGTGTCGGTGGATTGTGATAGTTGCCAATAATCTCATGAACAAAAAGAGCATAAGAAGCGGCGGGACCACCATAAAAAATATCTACAAAATAACCTGTGTTGCCCATTTGTGGAGCAGAGACTCCGCCTGAACCACGGAGAACTCCAGTATCTACTGGAACTAGAACTTGTGATTTAGCAAAAATAACATTGGCTTCTTCATAAATTGCTTGGGCTATTGCTTGAGGGGTATCTTGCGCACCAGCCTTAAGAGCATTAACTAACTCTTGGTCGCCGATTAAGTCGAGTGTAAAAGACGACTTTGCCATGTCTAACGCCCAAATCTGATGACGGCGTGATGCGCTCCGTTTTCGTCTTTGATTTTATCTATTGCATTTATTGTAAAGGTGTCCGCCCCGACGACCATTTTATGACCTACCGTAATTGTTGCGGCGGGACCATTAGTAATAAATCTCCCAATATCTACAACTTCTTGACCTTGAACATCTTTAGATTTTGTTTGTCCGTAAATTAAACGACCAGTTACGGTGGTGTCTCCACTAAAAGTAGGTTTGTTATATTTATCAACTGAAGTTTTGGCGGTAAAAACAACAGAGTCGGTAAGGAACTCTGCAACTTTGGTATAGATAGCATCCATTGGCTACCCCTATTCAACTATACGGCGGTCATAGACATTGTTAGGGTTGTCGTGAATTCCAGCATAAGCATCAGTATTGTAATCCGTAACAAGTCTGTCATTTGTAGATTTAAGAGAATCGGCGTTGGCAAATGGACGAGGAGGAGTTTTACGCATACGGCGCTTAAGAAAATTCTCGGCAAGGTCTGTGTATTGTTTTGATTTAGCAGAATACGACTCAGATACCGAAATGTCTCCTACGCTCTTTGAAGTTGAATCTGCTAAACGGTTGAAACGAGAAGCAAGAGTTTCACACGCCGCACGACAAATTTCATATACATCTACCCACTCAGCAATTAAATAATCTAACTCAGCGTCATTAAAAAGAGCATCGGTAGAATCAACATCGTTGATAAGAAACCGAACTTTATTACGGGTTGAGGTAGACGGGTCACTTGAGTAGGTAAAAGTCATTACATTCCACCAAGCATAAATGCAGTTTGTCTAGCACGGTCTAAAGCAGAAATATCTGTTGCGTATGTACTGGCTAACATAGTATTTGTTACCGTTCCAGTATCTCCTGTTGTAACTACTGTTCCAGTTACATTTGGCAAAGTAATAGTTCTATCTGCCGTTGGGTCTACAACTGTAAGTGTAGTTTCAAAAGCATCTGCGGTAGCACCCTCAAATACAAGGCTTGTTGTAACTTGTGGCGCATTAAAGTAGTTATCAATATCTGTTGCTAAATTAAGGAAGTCAGTATGAATGGCAGGGTTATCACCCGCCGTTGGGTATCTAAACCCCTTAGTTGTTGTACCTGCCATGATTTACTCCTTAGTTATTCTACTTCTACCCAAGCGAGGGTATCTTCGTCCCATGAGTAACGCTTATCATCTGTTGGCATAGGAGTTGGGGCGTTCCATAGGTAAGTTGTTGAGTTCTTTGTCCAAGATGGATATGGTTGAGGAGCAGCAAAACCTGTGCCGTCCCATGAGTATCCAATTCCAGCATAATTCTTATGCAGAGCAGTTCCACCATCACGGCTATTTACTCCGCCTTGAGTGTTATAGGAAGTCTGTATCCACTCGCCACCTAAATTCGCCTGACACCATTCTTTAGAATCGGCAACAATAACTTGTGTCACGACCCCATCTTCTACTTTCGCATAATGAGCCATTATTATTCCTTTTCTTCTCCGTAGAGAGTTTGTGTATTGACTAATTTTACATCACGCTTTGTGACGATTCCACCTTTGTCATCAAGTTGAGTTTTAGCAGTCGCTTCATTATCGGCGATTACATGAACCATCATGACAACTTCAAAACTGAAACATTGAGTTTTCTTTGTTTCTTTAATCTTAGTTACATTATCTTTAGCCATTTTTCCCTCTCGTTAGATTGCATATCTTACGATTACTGTACCTGATGCACCTGTTCTTTCAAATGGACCACCTTTGCCTGTGTTGGCAGTTGGAGTAGTATTTGCAGCAGTTCCCCCAGTACCAGCACTACCTGGAGCACTAGACCCGTTTCCCATACCGCCATTAGAATAATAAGTTCCAAAGTATTGAAGTCCAGCACCAGCATCTCCTCCTGTGCCACCACTTCCATTTCCACCAATACCACCTGCTCCTCCGCCGCCGCCTGAACCAAAAGTGCCTATGGTAGTTCCAGTTCCACCGTCATAACCTTGGCTAGCAGTTGCTGTTCCACCTACTCTATAAGCAGATGTATTTGATGAAGCACCACCACCGCCTGAGCCTCCATTACCACCCTTTTGATTATTATTATTATCTCCACCAACTCCACCACCTACTGCGGTTTGTGAATTAAATACAGTATTTGAACCTGAAGCATTTACTGAACCACCAGCACCAACTGTTACTGTGTAGTTTTGAGCAGTTAAGGAACCTGCTGTAATATAAATTAAGCCTCCTCCGCCGCCACCACCTGCGTAGTTATTTCCTCCACCGCCACCACCTGCGACTACTAGATAGTCAGCAGTTAATGATTGTTTAGGAGTAAATGTTCCACTAGATGTGAAGGTGTGATACCAGTAAGTTCCATCATTAGTAATATTTCCACCATTGGCTTTGGCTACGGAGTATCTAACAATAACTACACCTGAGCCACCTGAACCACCAGCAACTCCTCCTCCATAACCAGCACCTCCGCCGCCTCCAAGATTGGCAGTACCAGCGACAGGAGTTCCAGTTGTACCCGAACCTGCACCACCACCACCAGCACCTCCTGCTGGATTAAATGCTGATTGCCAACTTCCACCACCACCACCTGCGTAAGTTATGGATGAACCACTTATCGCAACAGCAACTCCTGCTCCTCCTGTTGGATAGTTAGGAGCATTTCCATTACTCGCAACAGCAGCAGCACCAGCACCGCCTCCTCCGCCACCAGCACGATTTGAGCCAGCAGTATTTCCATCAGCACCTGCAAAACCTTGATTAACAGTTCCCGTTCCTCCAGTACCATAACCACTTGCGGCATTTCCGCCACCACCAGAACCGCCAGATAAACCATTATTAGCAACAGAAACATAACCTCCACCGCCACCGCCACCAGTTGAGGTAATTGTAGAAAATACAGAGTTAGAACCACTACCTCCATTACCGCTAGTAACACCAGCACCGCCAGCGCCAACAGTAACTGTATATGCTTGAGCAGTTAAAGTTAAGGCAGATTCTAATGAACCACCACCGCCTGTTGCAGTTACAGTTGAACGAAGTCCGCCAGCACCACCACCACCAGCAATTTCTTCTCCACCTGCACCGCCGCCTGCAACAACTAAGTAGTCAGCAATAAGTGATTGGCTTGGTGTAAATGTGCCTGATGAGGTAAATGTATGAATAAAATAATAACCACTAAATGCAATTGTATTTCCACCTGTTGCTAATGCAGAACCAGTATAGAAATCACCTGATGAGTTAAAGGTATGAATTGTATTACCACCTGATGTGGTTACAGTTCCGCCGTATGCTTTTTGTTCTGTACCTGAGTATCGGGCTATAACAATTCCTGAACCGCCGTTGCCGCCATCTCTTGAACCAGCGGTTCCTCCTTGTCCTCCAGCACCGCCAGCGCCACCACCAGTATTAGCAGTAGCGTTGCCACCAACACCACTTGAACCACCACCATTTCCGCCACCACCTGAACCACCAGTACCACCAGTTGCTGTACCTGATGAACCTGTTCCTCCACCACCACCGCCAGCATAAGTAACAGAACTTCCTGAAATAGAAACGGCTACACCAGCGCCACCATTACCGCCAACGCCACCGCCAGTTTGGTTTGCACCTACGGCTCCAGCACCACCGCCGCCAGCACCAGCCTCATTATTGCCCGAGTAAGTTCCTCCAGCATAACCTTGACCTGCTGTTCCAGCACCGCCAGTTGCATAACCATAAACACCACCACCGCCTGAACCTCCAGCGCCAGTACCAGCAACATTATACTCAGCACCTTTGCCACCACCAGTTGAGGTTATAGTAGAAAATACTGAATTGCTTCCATTACTTGCTGAACCAACACCTGAGCCACCTGCACCGACAGTTACTGTGTATGAAGTATTTAATGCTAAAGTTAAGGCAGATTCTAATGAACCACCACCGCCTGTTGCAGTTACAGTACTTCTTAAACCACCTGCACCACCACCGCCACCGCCAACACTTCCAGTATTACCACCTGCACCACCACCGCCAGCAACGACAAGGTAATCAACGATTCCATCCCAAGCAGGAGCAAAAGTTCTCATGCCACCAAAAGAACTAGCAGCGCCACCTGCGCGAGAAGCAATAATTGGCATTATTAAATCTCCTTTAGGCGAACTTGGTTTGTGTTTCTAAGACTGTGAAGGTTGCAGAGGCGGTCTTAATAATAGTGAAAGAGTACGCATCAATAGATGAAGCATTACCAGCAGTAATAGCAGCAGGAACTTTAGGAGTTACTGAGTTGCCATCAATAGTAATTGCGCTTGGATAGTAAGCAGTTGCTCCATTGGTATTGAGCCAAACAACAGTAAGTGAATCACCTGTGTTCATAAAAGTATTTAATGAAACGCTACTTGAGTATCTAAAGTTCAAAGTATGGTTGGCTGTTGCGTTTGAAGTGTAATACCAAATTGAGGCAGTAGTTACATCAAAGTTAATTGTTCCAGTTGCCGCAGAAGCCACAACATTTATATCTTCGTTTAAGCCCTTGACTATGTTATCGGCGATAGTTCCAGTCGCAACATTTGAAGCATTAAGACCATTATTAACTGCTGTATTGATTGCAGGACTTGTTAGAGTTTTATTTGTAAGGGTATCTGTTGTTGCCTTACCTACAAGAGTATCGGTTGCGGCGGGTAATGTTAAAGTTCCTGAAGCGGCGGCTGAGGCTTGTAATACTGTTGAACCGCTTGATGAACCAGTATGTGTAGCACCACTACCAATAGTAGGAGATGTTAAAGTTTTATTAGTAAGCGTATCTGTGGAAGAAATAGTAACAACATTAACGCCTTCAACAGATAATCTACCAGCAGAAGCACGGGCTAAAGTTGTATCGGTTGCGTGACCTAATTCAACACTTCCAACACCTAAAGCAGTAGAGGTTGAGGCTGTAATTCCGCTGACTGGTAATCCAGTTGTGTTAGTAAGAGTTCCTGATGCAGGTGTTCCAAGGGCAGGAGTTACAAGAGTTGGGCTTGTATTAAATACAACTACGCCTGTTCCTGATTCATCAGAAATTGCTAGTGCTAAATCTGCTGATACTGCAAGTACGGTTCCAGCGGAACCATTGGTAGTTATTGCCATATTATGATATCTCGCTTCCAAATAAAGAAATAGAAAGGTCGGTTGTTGAGCCATAAATATAAACTTGGTCAGCGGCGTCTAGTGTAATTCCTAGAGTGTAGGCGGTAGTTGAATTGGCTTTACTGGTTACATCGTAGGCAATATAGTGTTTTTGCGCCAAAGTTGCGTTATTAGGCTGAATAGTAATCCTGTAAGTTCTATCGCTGGCACTTACATTGGCAACTACTATGCTTGAAATAATAGTTTCAGTTGAGGCTGGAACTGTGTACATGCTTGCTAAAGATGTTGTTGTCGCTTGTTGTGCAAGCACCTTATATGATGTTGCCATTTATCCTCCTATTAAAAGTAATGGGCTTATTGTAGCGGATGCGTTTGCGGTGGCTGTTGCTAGGCTGGCTGTTGCAGAACTAGCCGATGCTTGAGCCGTTGTTACAAATGCAGAAATATCAGAATAATCAAGGTAATGAGTTGCTGATGTTAAAGCAGTATATGTAGAGAAGGCAGTATCAACCGCTGTATAGGTAGCATAAAAGGCTGGTATGTACCAGTATTTACCCGAAGCAGGTATTGTTGAGGTTGTTTGATTGATATTTGTATCAAGGGCATCTATTAGAACCTCTAAAGATGTCCAAGTTGTATCGTCTACTAATTGAACATAAGTAGTTGCAATAGTTGGAAGTGGGCTTATATCTGCTAAATCCAAAGAGCCTCCGTTATACGGCACACTAATTGTGTAAGTTCTTCCTCCAACAAAAGACTCAACAACTGTATATGTATAGGGGTTTGGAATTACATCGGGGTCATTGGTGGCTGGTAGCGTTACTGAAAAAGCACCTGCAACCAAAGGAACTACTACGGTAGATGGAGCAACCATTACATTATCAATTCCCGAGCGAAGTACATCGCCAAGAGTAAAAGTAATCTGACCTGTTATAGCCGTCCCTGAATAATCAACATAAGCGCCAGTTATTGTTATTGTGCTTAAATTTGTTGGTAATGCCATTATGCACCAGCCAAAAAGAATAGATTTGTATTACTTAAATTTAGAACAGCATTTTTTGAAGCAAGAGCCGAGGCTTTTGCCGCTACTAAAGCGGTAGTGTTAGCGCTTGTCGCGTTAGTTGTAATTTCAAGAAGTGTTAAAAGAGTATTGTAAGTTGTATAATCAGCAATAGGTACATACGGTTCAGCCATTTTATAGTCCCATCAACATCAACTGATTAGGGGTATTGTTTTGGATTAGTGCGGCGGCGGTTGATGCCGTTGCTGCATAAGTCGCAGAATCTTCATCATAATCCTCGGCATCAACAACAATTGTGCGTCTTAACTCATCGGTTGTATAACGCGCTAGGAGCGCTTGATATTGGTCAAGGGTGATATAAGATGCGGATTCTGCTGTTGTAACGGCAGGGAGCAAGTCTGCAAGGTTTTGGGTGGTATTAGCAACCGATAGTGGTAAGGCAATCTGAGTGGTTCTACCACCAGTAAAGTTCTCAACTATGGTGTAAATAAAAGGTTGTGGTGTCACATCTGTATCACTTGTGCAAGGTAGGGTTAAACTTAATGAACCTGTTGCATCTAAAGTTTTGACAATAGCGGTGGGCATTAAAATAACATTAAGAGTTGTTTCTTTAAGAATGGTTTGTGGCGTAAAAGTAACTGACCCACTAATAGGATTGCCAATTAAATTTACATAAGTTGCTTCAACTGTACAAGTTGAGAGAGAGGCTGGCAACGCCATGGGTTAAACGCCTTGTCGGAGAACTGCTACTGACTGTGTTGATGACGCTACTGCACCATAAAGGGCTTCATCTTGATTAAGTTCAATAGCGATATTAGTACCAGCGGCAAGGATAAAACCATAAGCCGAAGAAGTAACTCCTGCTCCACCTAAATAAACAGCAACGCCACCCGAAGGATTTTGAACTAAAATTGTAGAACCATCTTTACCACCACCTGAAGCGGCGACAGTTAAAAGGGTTGCGCTAGTTCCAACACTCACTATTGCATGGTTAATTGCCATTTGAACTCCTTATTAGAAAAGGGTGGCAACTCATCTCTGAATTGCCACCCCCATAATTATTTAGTGGCTTTTTCTTTAATTTTGACTTGAGGGGCGTCAGTTAAATAACGCTGTTCTACCAACTTCTCAACATACTTCCAGCCTGAAACATCTACTATATCCCCGTGATTTAATTGCTTTCCGTCAGCAATCATTGTCTTGAGAACAAGTTTTTGCATTATGCTATTCGGTAAATTGATACTGTTGTTGGAGCGGTTACAACTACTTGCCAACGAGATGCTTGTCCAGCAGTCGCCGCGGTTGTTGCAAGTCCTACGATTGTTACACCAGTTCCACCAGCCAAAGTAGCAACATAGGCTGCTAAGTTGATGTAACTAAACTTAAAACTTGTTCCTACAACAGAACCTGTTGCTGCAATAATCGCAGCCGCAGTCGGTGTAGTAATAGTTCTTGCTGTCGTAAGGGTCGCAGTAGTAATACCACCTTGCATACCCGCTACCGTATGTACCATTGAGGCACCATCAGCGATATTTGTTACTGAACGAATTTGTTGCAATTGACCAGTTACGGTAAGTCCACCTACAACTGCATTTCCTCGCGTAATTCTATTAAACATATTTCTCCTTGTTTTGGAGAGGGAGAGGGTTTCTAGTCCCCCTCCCTACTCAATTTAATTAAGCGACGACTGTATCCCAAAACCAACCAAGGTCAGAAGCGATGACTTTATTATCAAAAGCCATTTCTGCTTCAATTCGGTCTGCTTTAAGAGATTCCATACGGAATTGTGAAGTACCTACTGTTGCGCCTAGACCGCCTGATACACCTGTCCATGAGAAAGAGTATCCAGCAGAAGGAGTCAATAAGCCTGGAGTTGGAGCAACATAGCAAAGAAGTGCTTTCTTACCTGATGTAAATGAATACGCGGCAGTTGCACCTTCATTGTTTGTAGCCTTAACAGCCTTTGAAATGATAACGCGAGGAACATCAAACATCGCGGCTAACATATCGGCAGTAACAGTCTGTGAAGATGTGTATTTGATACGGTCTACGATGTCAGGGTGATTCTTTAGCGCACGGAATACATCGTATCCCAATACTAAAGTGTTTGGTTCCATACCAGTTGTTGAAAGGATACCTGCTTTGGCATCCTCAATATCATCAATTGGGTCTGAAGCGGCGTAATCTGACCATTGCTTTACTTCGTTTGTTGAAGGAGTTCCTGAAACACCGTCGTAATCATTAGCCCAAATAGAGCCAGCGAAGAAATCTGTGTTCCATTGAATTTCCTTGCGAAGCATTAAACGGCGAGTTACAAACTCTGTTGCCTCACGAAGAGGGTTTAGAGGTGTATCTGCGTTGTAAAGAGTTTGGTCATCTACATCCTTATGGAACGCAAATACATCTGCGCTATAAGAAGCAGTTGAAAGACCGTAACCTCCACCAGCAGATTCAGTTCCACCAGCGCGGCGTTGAGCCTCGTCACGGAACCAATCGTTCTTGGTGTAGGTAAAGAATTTATCGCTCTTCTTATCGACAGGAATTACTGGGAATACCTTGTCAGCGATAAAGTTATCTTGGTTCTGCAAATAAGCAACCGAGATGTTTGTAAGAATTGCGTCCACATGGACGGAGTTAATATTTGGTTGTGGCATGAGTTATATCTCCTTAGTTCGCTCTAGTTGGGTTAGCACAGTTCACAACTGCGGTAATTACATCAGAACTTGCGCCACCTGAGATGGCACTACCAAGAACATACTTAGTTGTATCTGTTGTTGTAACAACGCTTGCTTTTGCGGCTGATGTTACGCCTAGTAGGTCGCCAATAGCGACAGTTGCACCAGCGACTAATTTAGTTCCACCGACGATTAAAACTTCGGCTTCTTGTCCTGATGTTGGGGCGTTCTGCAACACACCGATTGGAATATCGGTTGCGGCTGAACAAGTAACAACTGTGTCAGTTGTACTTAATTTTACAAAAGTGTATTGAAGGGCTGATAAGTCAGCGCCAGCAACTCTTGAAATTTTTACTGAATAATTACTAAATTCAAATGCCATTTTACTTAGCACCCTTCTCGGTTAGATATTGGCTGTAAAGGTCAGGGTTGTTTAACGCAACATCGGCAATGGCTTGAGCCATTGACTTTGATACACCCTCATCAACGGCAGACTTAGCAAGCGTAGTCATACGCTCATAAGCATTACCTGATTTGAAGTCCGCAGATTTGCCGATTTCTGCAAAAATTGATGCTGACTCAGCCTGAGCATTGACTGAAGAAAGAATCTCTTCAACACTCTTTGCTAGTTCTGAATCTGTTTCAGACAAACGACGAAGCGCTGGTCCAACTTTTTCAGCATTAAGATTGAGATTAGCCCAACCCTTTGCTTTTTCAACTGATTGAGCATCAGCACGGGCTTCACGCTCTTTACGAAGTTCAGCGGTTGCCTCCTCTGCTTGCTTTTTCAAGTCTGTAATCATTTTAACAACTGATTCGGGAGCGGATTTCATATATTCCTCATCCACTTTAGGTTTCATTGAGTCCTCGTTCATCGCCATCTTTAATTCTTCTATTTCAGGCTTTTGGTTTTTTTCGGCGAGTTGTGCCTCGAGTTCAGCGATACGGGCATCTGCCGCCGCTAATTGTTCCTCAACGGTTTTTTCAACCTTAACTTCAGTTGCCTCGGTAGTTTTCATATCCTCCATGTTGGAGTCCTCCTTGGTCAGCGATTTGTCGAGAACCCTCTGAACTTCAGATTCGGATGCTGACTTCATTACAAGCCAACCTTCATGTAAGTGCGCTGGATGGTCTACTCCACTCGTTTCCTCGATGGCTAAATTCACCATTTTGCGGGTACGGGGTTTTGACATTTATGCTCCTAACAAACTAGAGGTGAGTCTTTTTAGCATAGGGCTAATAAAACTAACCTCGGGTCTTGACAGACAAAGAATACCATAGGTGTAATTCAAGCCTATTTATTGGTTTGCTAAAACCCTTGTCTTGGTTAGGGCTTCGATTAAATTAGGTGAAACCCACATTGAAAAAGGGTTCTCATTAGCCCAAAACCGAGCCAACCTAAAATGAAAATCAGTTTGGTCTATTTTTGTCCAAACAAAAAATGCTTGAGAATCATTAGGTAGATTTACTTGAATTCCTGCATACCCAGGCGGGGTTGAAACTCGATAAGAAGAAATGCCCATAGATTTAAGAACTTGCATTGTGTCATCAATAACGCTTGGCATTACTTTTTCTTTCTTGGATAATCCATGGTATCCATCCACTTTGGGTCATCAGCATCTAATTCTTCAAACTCTTCTTCAGAATCATCTTTGTAGGGAACAAAATTTTGTTTACTGTTTTTTGGCTCTGATGAATCTTCACCTTCGGAGTCATCACCATTACGCCAAGAACCATGACTTGATTGGTCATGGTCGCCGTGCTTTTCAAGTATTACTTTTTTTTTAGTGTTGAGACCTTATGTCCAACTTTAGTATCAGTTGGTTTACCATCACGATATAAAACAATTAACGCGGCTGGGTCATCTTCTGAGCCTTCAATTTCAAATGATGAATCAGGAACATTGATTTTACCTGAGCGTTCAATTCTTAAAACTTTACCCTCCGCTGTTCCACCTGATGCGCTCCATGAAACTCTATCTCCGACTGAAACATTTTTCTCAAATGCTAATAGTTTGCTTTCTATTGCTTTGTTAATCTCTCCACCCATTAGGCGTATTGCTCGTTGAACTGTTGATTTTGCGTAACCACTAAGTCCGTTAAAACCAAACTTTTTTACATCTTCTTCAATCATTTTGAACTCGTCCTCGTCCATACCAGCCAAAGGTCCTTTGCGAAGTTCCGCTAACATCCGTGAATCTTTTTTCATACGGTTTCTACTTTCTTTGGTTTTTTCTTTGACGGTGACATTATTGTATCAACATGTACATCGGATACAGTTGGGTCGTTCTTTTCTAAGTCTATATCAACGAATAAACGCTCTGCTTTACCACCAATTGAATAGCCACGAATCTTTCCTTCGGTAACCATGTTCCATGCCCAAGGCTCCCAAATGACACCAAGAAAAACTGTATTAGGTGGATATGTGTGTTCTAAATCTTGACCTTCAGGTGTTTTAATTGGAACTGTTAATGAATATGGGAAAGCCATAACTTCTACCCATTCTCCAGCAACTACATCTCTATTGTGTTGTAAACGAATACGACGGTCATTGCTTTTTACATAATCCCAAACTGCTCTTTGTAATTCATCTGAATCTGTCCACTCTCCATGAGCATCTTCCATATCAGGGATATACATAGCACCTAGGGTGTAACGCTTTTCGCCCTCGGCTTTTTGTAAATCAAACTTACCTAACGCCTTTGTAGTCTCCTCTGTGAATACATCAGGAAAAATTTGACGGGCTACTTCCTCGGTAACTTCTTGGAACTCGCCTTCGCCTTGGGTTAAATAGCGGACGACATCAGCATCGGGATTATCCATCCAACTCTTAGTACGAATATCCCATCTATCTTCAACCATGGCTGTTTCTCCACGCTCAAAACGATAAATGTTTATCGCCTCGTTATCTGCGCCTAGTTTTGCAAAATATCGCATACGGCTGTACCTCCTCTCGTTATTCTCCACATTATATCAACCCCCGTTGATTTTACCAAACCTGCTTGTTGAGCGGTCTCAAAAGTCTGCGTTACAAGCGTTCCGATGGTCAGCAGTTTTGCCATGTTTGCTGGTCTAGGGATTGCTTTAGCCTTGTCTACCATTCTGTCCCACATTGCTTGGCGCTCTGTGTTATTTGTAGATTTTCGATACACCTCGTAGTCATCGTGTAAATCTACTTCTTTGACTTTGTGAGAGGTTGGAGTATGAAGTTGTAGTTCTACCTTGACGCCATCTTTACTCAACTTGATATTAGTGCCATCGTAAGGGTCACCTGCTTGCCAAAAGTTTTTAACCGATTCAACTTTCCAACCAGTTTGTTCTACCGCGTTGATTGTTTTTTCAACACCGTCTGCATAATTATTATCATCAACATTGAGTGTATAACGAACCGCATCAGAGATTGCGTTTGCCGCTTTCTCTCTATCGCCGCGATGGTCTTTCTCTGCATCGGCATCAATTTTGCGAGCGAGTGAATCTGTGGACTTTAATCTTTCTGTAAGCGAACTCTTGCCATCGATTTCAGGAAAATCAGCGCCGATTGTTTTTGCAATACCTTCCATCAATCCAGTAATAACTGGCTCGACTGCCTCGGCATCTTTTCTTAATCTTTGGGCTTCTCTAATGGCTTCTTTAGATTGTCCTTGTTTGGGAGCAATATCAGGTGCCATAGCGGGGCGACCAGTCGAACCCTTATCTTCTCCACCGCTAGTTCCAGTAGCCCAACTTCCATGTGCGGATTGGTCACCATCTCCGTGTTTTTTAACTTCGTTTTCATATTTTTCCACCATTGATTCTGCCCAAGCGAATCCAGCATCTCCGCCCCAAGCGTCCCATGACACTCGACCAGCGCTAGGGAATCCTTTTTCACCACGATTAAATCCGAGGGCTTGTCCATCAACTTTATGTCGAGAAAGAAAAGATTTCATTCGTTTCAAGGTTTCGATAGAAACACTTTCACCACGGGCTAATTGACCCGCTCTAGTTCTACCGACTGAAGTAAATCCACCGCCAGCAAAACCTTTATCAATCCATTCAATTGCTCGTTGCGCCGCATCTCTTACTGATTGAGGAGGAGTAAAACTATCCTCGGCTTTTGCAACTTGCTCAATTCGCATTTGATAACCATTGACAGTAAAGAAAGTTTTGATGTTACCCACGGTATCGCCCGTTGATTTGATTACATCTAGGACTGTCTCGGCTGGCAATCCAGCAATTGAGGTTAGGTCTACATCATCGATTGAATCAATTAGAATCTCGTAATTATCCCAATCATCCTTTGGGCGTTCCATCTTGCGTCTAGCCATCTCATTAAGAATGGTGTGATGAACCTCGATTTCAGCCGAGGAGGGAGACGCTGATTTATGGACATTCGTGTGGAGCGCGAGTAGTTCCTCAGCGCTTAGATGAATTAGTTTGGGTGCAATATCCGCCATGTGTTAAGAATAGCGGATGGTATTATTACTGGGGTTTATTTCCTTGAAGTATGGTTGAAATTTCTTCCATAATCTTTGACTCATCCTCATTTGAAGCACCAGTCTCAGAAGTGAACTCAACCTTTTCAGACCACTTGGAATAAGCCTCTTGGATAGCCTTTTGTTTCTCTCGTCTATTCATAATCTAATTATACCCCAGTTTAGTTCTTTTTGCTAGGCGCTGGTTTTTCACGGGCTGTCCCATCGTAAATTACACCATCTCCATCGTGGTCAATAGGACCTTCAAGAAGTTTCTGACCCTCAGCAGTCAAAGATTTAACATAACTTACTTTGAGGTTATACATCAATTCTTTACCAGCCCAAGTTCCAGTTTCTTCTTCTATTTTTTTTGAATATCCAATGTTTGCAAAATGAGCAGGTAATGGAAAATCTTCGTCTGTGAAATTTTTGACTGAGCCAAAAGCAGGGTATTTATATCCACTCTCATCTTCAAAATATGGAGAATAATCATTTGTTGCTCTTGACATTAAAGAATCAAATTCTGCTCGTTCGGCAGAACCTTTTGCGAACCAACCACTTTCTTCATCGTCCATAGAAGCAACCCTTTGGGAAATTGTGTCAAGATTTTCTCCTACTTTATTTGGCGCAAAATCATAACCTGCTCTAGCCCAATGTCGAGCGCCATCCTGAGCGGTTGATTTTATTTCAATGTAACCTAAACCTTTTGCTGTATACCAAGCCTCAGTCTGTTGAATAAATTCTTTGCCAAAACCAGTCCCTTTATTTTCTTCCTCATAAATCCATAAAAGTCCATGCTCAACATTGAGTGTGCCGTTTTTTTCAAAAAATGTGCGAGATATTTCTCCAACTTGTTCACCCTCTCCATTGTAAATTGAGCCTTGCACTCTTAATTCATTTCCATCCTTGTATACATTTTCAATTCTTGACTCTAAGGTAACCGTATCTCCAGTTAAACTTGTCCCTGTTTGACTAACTACAAATACATCATTAAGAGGTCCAACTAAATCGTCGGTGTTTATTGGCTCATAACCCTCAACAGCCATAGCGTATTCTGTTAATGATTCTCTTTGACCATCAACATAATTTTCAATCATTTCACTTTGTACTCTTTCAAAAATATCATTTTTTTCTTGTTCGGTATATTCACGGTTTGGAAATTCTGCTTGAAGCGATGCAAGACTTTCGGCAACTTTGCCATCAATACCTTGGGTTGCATCTGCATACAAATCGCCGTCTTGTTCCACATACTCACTTAATTGATTATCGCTATATGTTTTTGGTTTGATGGCTTGTAAAATATCTTTAGCCGACGGTCCAACAGTAGCCATTGATTCAATACGAGCAACTTCATCAGCCGTATAACCTCTAGCCCAGTTACCGTGTTCGGACTGGTCATGCTCACCGTGTTTTAGTACGGGTTTTAACCCATAATCAAAATAAATTACTTTGAGGGTTTTGCTAACTTTGCCCAAATCTCTTTGGCGTAAGCGTCTATCTGTTCGTCTGTCATGTTCGACATATCGGGCAGTTGTACCGCTTCGAGTTTTTTCGATGCCACCTGTTCCTCCTGTTTCTATTTCTTTGAAGTTTGCTACATCCCAAATTGAGATTTGGTCTCTTTCACGACCCCGAGAGATAGCCTCTCCCTCGTCCTTAATGTTTTCTGATACATCAAGGTAGACCTGTCCATCGTTCGTATTATGCCATAACCCTAGGTAGTTATTCGAATTATTGAACTCTGATTTATGTTGCTTCATGTAGGAAGAAAGAATCTCAGCGCCTTTAGCCTCATCAAAAAAGTCATCAGCCTTGACTATCGCCGCAAACTTCTTGCCTTTGGCAACCATAAAGCCCTTAGTAGGCTCAGAACCGTCCTTGAGGCTGACTGAGAGACCGCCATTCTCTTTGACCCTCTCAAGCGTCGAGCGGACAATCTCAGGGGCTACTTGGACTCCCTGCGCCCATGAGCCATGAGAACTTTGGTCATGGTCGCCGTGCTTTTCTACAATTTCATAGGTTGCTTCCCAATCGCCTCTACGAAGTATTGACCCAAGTAATTGTTCTTCAAAAACTTTTCCATTTGGATTACGGACAGAAGCGTAAAAATCTTCATCATTTGTTCTTGTGAATAAAATTTCGCTACCATCTGAGCGTTTGTATAGAACAGTACCTTTTTCTATATTTAATGTATTGTTCATTTAATCTGACCAATCGTCTCGATATTTGTCTTTTTCCGCTGGTAAAAATTCTACTTTGTTTATTAAATTTTTATTACCTGAAGCATTCAACATATTTTTGACCTCACTCACCCGACGCTCTCTATCTTGTGAGTCACTACTTTGAGAACCAACAATATAAATTTGTTTAATATCTGAGACTTTTACACCATTTCTAATTTGTACTTCGGCGTACTCACTTGTGTGTTTACCACTACTTCCCCAAGAACTCCTTGCATGTAGACCCGCAGTTACAAGATTATCTCTAGTCACTTTCTCGGACAAGGGTTGTGGAAGTGAGCCTGTATGTAAAGAATCTCTTAAAGTATATGTTGTTCTTTCTTTTACATCATCATTTAACAATACCCTTAAATCGCCATATTGTTCTACCCGACTTGTGTTTACGGTAAATGTATTAGTAGGTTTTTCATTATTTACATCTCTTGCAGAATTTTCATCAACAGATAATTGGCTTGCAAGGTATCCGTAAATTGGTCTATCACTTAATTTACTATTCACGGGAATTCCTTGTTCCACTTCTTCAAGTTTTCTTTTGCTTCTATCGTACATTCCCCCACTTTTATTTGACTCAAATTGTGACTTAAACCTACCATCCTTTAATACTTTTTCAAAGTCCCTTGAATCAATGGCTATAACTGGAAATCCTTTAGAAACATTGCTACTAATTTCTTCTGTCACTCGTTTGTGATTTTCTAAATAGTTACCTAATTGACCACCTCGTAGTTCGTCAAGAAGAGGATGAATGGCTTTTGCCATTTCATATCTAACCTCTGCGTTATTTGCGTCAAGATAATTTGATAATCTTTGCGTTTGACCCGCAACATAAACTTTAGAATTTGTTGCGCCTAAATTTTGTTTTCCTGCCTCAAGTTCAAAATAAGTTTGAACTTTGTCCATATCGGCTGTTAAAAATTTTTTAGAAATTTCTTCTATTTTACTTTGCATTTCAGGAGTATATTCATTTCTATCTATAAGCCTTTGAATTATGTCTCGTAATTGAGGACCTGAATGTGAAGCGGCGTCATTGGTAAGCGCTCTTGGGTCAAAGGGTCTACTAAATTTAGATGGGTCAAAGCGTGATGTTACTACGGAGTCATATTCAGCAATATATTTTCCGCTTTCTATTATTCCGCCTTCTTTTAATCTTGAATACTCTGCTTGTAGAGCAGAATTTCCGTGCGCCCATGAGCCATGACTTGATTGGTCATGGTCACCATGTTTAGTTACATCTGCCCAAGCCTTACCTGAAGGAGATAACATATTCCAGTCGTGGCGGATTTCAATTCCATCTATCATATTTTTACGAGCAAAATTAAGCATTGCAGTTGCTATGCCTTTGCGCTGATAGTTTGTTCGGACTTCTACATAACCTATTTTTGCGTATTCTTTGTTTGACACAAATTGATTGGAGGCTGATAGACGACCAATGTTTCTATTTTCACTATCTTTCAAAGATAAATTCATTACCGCTACACCATCATCATATTTTTCATTTATTTGAGAGATGTTAAAACCTTCATTTTGAACAGTTATTTTTGCTGAGATTATTTCTCCACTAATTTTTCCTCGACCTAATTCGCTTGTAGGAATAGTTTCGGACTTCACATCACTAATTGTTCCCGTAGCCCATGAGCCATGAGAACTTTGGTCATGGTCGCCGTGTTTTAGAACTGGCTTATATCCAATAGGAAATGTGATAGTGATACTCATGAGCGTCTCTCAGGTGGAATGATTACCATGACGCAACGGCAATTAGGGTGAACTCTTCCTGGAGTTTCATCACCGCTAGAAAATGTTCCATCCCAAGGAACTATCTCGCCATCTAGTTCAATACAAATAGGGCAAGTGCGTTCGTCTTGAGCAATAACCCACATCTTTTGTGATTCAACATCTACATAACCTTGCTCTGCCGCTTGGTTCCATCCCTCTTGGCGTCCCTCGTTTTGAGCAATTTGAATCTCTGTGCGAGCAATCATTGTGGCTCTCTTGCTCTTAAGAGAATCTGAATAACGGGTAGAGCGTTCGATTGCTTTAGCGCGAGCGGCTTCTTCTTTTATTCCGCTTTTAACTAATCGGGCATATTCTTTTTTTTCAAAGTTAGTTACTGCATCAGCAAATCTTGGATGTAGTCCTACAACACTTTTAATTCTTCGGGCTGTTGCTCTGTAATCTAAGCCCTCATTGAAAGCATCAATAATTGCTTTGCGAACTGAGAGACGGGTTAGCGCATCAATTGAGGTTACAAGTTCTCCAGCACGGCGTTGAGCAAAGGCTAAAGAGTTTGGGTTTGTTTTATTAAAAGACATAGTAAATTCCACTTTAGGTGGTTTTGGTTGCGCCCATATAGGAATTTTTGTGAACTCAAGGTTAGCCAATGCTGGTCTATTTTCTATCTTTACTTTAGAAGGTGTAAAGGCTGGAAGGGATAACTTAGGAGCAATCTTTTGAATTTGTTTGATGGCATCTTTACCACCAATATCAATTGAGTTAAGGAGGGAATCTCTAATGTTTTTTTGATTAGCAATAGTTATGCCCGCTAACAAACGCTCCAAAGTTTCAGGGTTCATATTGCGAAGCAAGGACTCAAGTTGTTTCATTGAGATTTTATCCGTCGCTCGTTGAATTGATTGATACAAAGTACGAGCAAGTTCTTGTTCTTGAGGTGTTAGCGGAACTCTTTTGTTTCGCGCCTTTTCAAAAGGATGAACAAAATGTAACGCCATCTTTAACCAACTTCAGGGAGTTTCGGAGCCTCCGTAGTTGGAGCAGGTGGTAATTCTTCCTCACCAGCGCCATCGGGTTCTTCAGGCATAGGAGGAACTCCAGCGCCTTCAGGCATAGGAGGCATACCAAAATTCTGTCCATCATGTTCGGCAGGTGGTAATCCAGCGAGGTCGCGTAGATACTCTTCTAACTTAGGGTCAGGAACTATTGCACCTGTTTGTACCAAGTTGCCAACAAATCCAGCAATCTCATTCAAATCAACATGGCTTACTTCACCATAAGTTAGATAAGGAGCGCGAGCAACATCCATGCCATTTAGTTTTAATAAACGAGGAATAGCGTGTTGGTTAATTACTTCAGCAATACTTTTAGCAATTGCATCAACTGACATCGACCACAAATCCATTTTGGAAGTTCCAAGGGCGTAGGAACCAACTCGGTCAGAGCCAAGGAGAATAAAGTCAGAAAGGATTGACATTGCAATTCTTTGGTCATAACGCTGGATAACTTTGTCTGTATCAAACTGACGAGAACCGCCTGAAGATAAAAGAACTAAATCAAATACTTTGTGTCCTTGGTCGTCATACATCGAGGGCATAATGATTCCTTCTTGCTCATTACGCTTAATAGAAGTAACGATGCTTTGGATTGATGCAAGAACTGAGGCTTGCTCGGCTGTTGCTGATGATGAAAGGAACTCAGGTGGTACATAAGCAACTGGTAGACCTGCTAAGTCACGCTCAATACCGATTGCTTCAATCTCTTCAATACGACGCTTGAAGTACCAAGAGCGATAAGCGTTACGAAGAATAGAACGACCTTCAGGGTTATTCTTTTGTGTATGGGTACGGAATAACAAAGCCTTCTCAATTGGAATTGTATGGATACCACCCGCTGATGGGTCTACTTGAACCATGGCTTGAATACCGCCATCGTCATCCATTTCCCAACGGAATAAAGTTTCTTGGGCGCGAATAGGCATTTTGCGCCAACCAATACGACCATCATTATATTTAGATTTACGCTGTGGGTTTTTGCTATCACCCTCACGGATTTTGTAAACAATCTCATGATATGAAAAACCAAAGACAAGCATTGAAAGTATTTGAGATAGAGCAGAGTCCCAAGACTCGCTCATATCATGTATACAAGATTCTACGAATACTGCTACTTCTTTATCTTCCTTAGAAATATCTCCGTCTTGAGAATCATCCGAGAAAGGGTCTACACGCCATTCAAGACGAGTAATAACTTTTTCTATTGCATACAACATTGAGCCGATGGTTGGGTCGTTGTCCGCCATCTCTCGATAGATTCTTGCTCCGCGTTGTCCACGCAGATTAACTAAAAATTCTTCAAAGACCGTTCCACCTGAACGGCGTAAACCAGTAGAACCTAACTCTTGTAAATCGGGCGTTATTTTCTCAGCCATTTAACCCTCTACTCTTTGGTTGCTAATCCTACGACAATTGCGATTGCCTGTTGCTCATTGAATCCCGCATTTATCAACTCCGAAAATACTTCGTGAGTTTGAATTGCGAAAGCCCGTAAAACAGACACGACAGCCTCACGATTGGGTGAAAGGTTATCGTACACCTGTCGATTATACCGTTAAGCGGATTTAGCCTTTTTATTCTCCGTCTGAAACAAGTTCAAAAGAGTTAATTCTTTTGTTAGTTATTCCTAGAGCAGATTTCAAAGCCAAATCTCTGTCGCCAACTTGAGCAAAGAGACGATTTTCTAATTCGCCACCAATTGCATCAAAGCGTCGGAAGTAGATGTTGTAAGGCAAAGCATCCCGTTGGATGTTTAACTCAATCTCAACATACTCTTTTAGAGCAATCTCTTGAGATACAAATGGTTTACCATTCGAATCAACAACAACTTTTGAACCTGCTAATTCCTTTGTGAAGAAATCAGTCCAAGCCATTTACAACCCCTTTCGAGAGTTTTTCAACCCCGATTATACTACATAAGGGTTAGAAAGGTGCAATGTCAGATATTGGCATACTCCAAGCATCTGAAGGCGTCTTAGGTGTATCTGTGCGAGTGGTTGTACTTACTTGAGCAACTGTATGGCGCTTCATGTCAATGCCTAAGTTCCAAGCGGTAACTACAATCTTTGAGCGTTTAGCCCCTGTTACTTTGTCATCCCAGTTTTCTTGAACTGCGGTGCCTACAACAATTACTGACATTCCCTTGCCTAAAGAGTCTGCACAATTTTCAGCAGTCTTGCCCCATGCTTTTACATCCCAAAATGTTGTATCTACATTGTCCCAAGTTCCATCAGGTTTTTTACTGGACTTAGATGTCACTACTGTAAATACTGCTAAGGCTTTACCGTTAGGAGTAAATCTTAGTTCAGGGTCATTAACTATATTTCCCGTGATTGTTATTGGTGCGCTCATGCTACATACCTTTCGTTCGTTATTGGTTTGGCGATTATGTTTAGTTGTTTTCTCATTCTGTCGCGTTCTTTAGTAGATTTTCCACCCCAAATGCCGACTACTTTGTAATGTAACGCATAGGTCAGACATTCTTCTTTCCAATAGCATCCATCACAAATCTTCTTTACTTTTCTGTTCTCCTCGGTTATCTGATTCTTCTCGGGAAAGAAATAACTCGTCTCTATTCCCCAACAACTCGCTCCCTCGAATTTCCAAGGCATCATAATTTTCTTCAATGTTTTCCTCTCCAACAATTAGTCGATAGGGGGAAGAGGCATCTAACTTAGCCACAATTCTTCCATTGCGCCATACCTTGCCAGCAACTACACCATCATAAAAACTTGGCTTAGGCTTTACTAGAGAATCACACTCTTCCCAAAAAATACATCGGGAACAATAATTAAGTGCTGGTTGTACTAAATCTAAATTAAATTGGTCAAAGAGCCAAGGGTCAGCATCACGGCACGGCGCTTTAGATGCAAATGAACCCATGCAGGAATTTTAGCGCTTGGCTTTATCATTGTTATTTATTTCGGGAGCCTTGCGTGTCGCCCACTCACCATACCGCTCTGTTATCAATTTATTAAGTAAGTTGATTCTTTCTTCTTCATCCATCGGTCTATTTGTCTCTGAGTCCGATGTCATCGTTACCCTCCCAATACTTTAGCCCGTGATGAACTAAACCGAGGTGGCGCCAATCAGGATTTTGGTCATCGGCAAGAGTTAGCGTCCAGTAATCTTTAATGCCATCGCCCATCCATTCAGATACAAGAACCCAGCCCGTACAAATTGCTGGTTCCATAAAAGCAACGCGCCCGATTTCGGCGAGCGCATTGTCTATTGCTGATGGTTTTTTCTGCTCTTCACTTCCCATTTAGGGAGGTTAGTACCAAAAATTAGAACTCCAAAAGCGCCACGCCGAGCAAGGGTTGGAATATCTGTGTTCAATGTAAACGAATCCTCGGGTTATTTGTTCCTCAACTGATAAGTCAGGGTCAAGTCCGAGTATTTGTGGAATTCCGCCAGCATGAAGTTTTTCTCCATCTTGGTAAACGGCTGTTTTATTGTAGGCATCGGGACGCCAGTTTGACTCTTTTGTCCAAAGCGATAGCAAACATTCCCATTGAGCGGGTGTATCCCAACCATAAGCATCAAGACGCTTCTTAGCGAACTCTTGGGATGCCTCGGGTGTCCGTTCAACCAATATCGGTTTCATAATTACTTCAACCGCTTGTGCTGGTGAATCGGGTGGAATGTGAAATGGATTTAGAAGTATAAATCCAAGTATAAATAGTGCGACTGGAACTGGTTTAGTAATAACTTTTTCATAGAATCGCATATTCCTCCATTGTTAGGAGTGAACATTTATTCGCTACTGGATGTAGCGCTTCTCTGTTGTCAGTATTGGACTGACCTCACTTTGGCGAGTAGGTGTTTTGCGAACCTTGTTTAAGGGTACATCATCAAGATGAATGAGTGTCAAGGAGGGCGCTCGGTGGCGGAGCGATGAAAGTTACGCTAGAGAGAGGACGGACGCGCAACAGGCGCTACTACGCCACCGAACTATTTGGGTACCCGCGTAAATGATACCCCACACATAACCATGAAAGGAAAAAAGGTGGTTATGTGGTTCATCCCGCCAATCTAAGAAGAGACCGACGGGATGAATTTTAGTTTTATTACTTAGTCAAGGCGACTTCCAGCGCTCGCTTCGATTCCGTATTTTCCTAGAACCTGAGCAAACGCTCCAGCAAAAGCCGCTTTACGGTCTACGCTCTGTCCGAATTCACGAACCCAAATCTCGTATCCACCGTAATAACCCTTGCTACCAATGCCTTGAGCCTTTAACCAATTCACAAACGCACCTCGCGCTGGAGAAATGTTTACCCAAGCAAATCCGCAAAGACCGTCAAGGATGTAAGTTTTTTTACTAAAATCAATATCACTACCAAGTGCAGTAGTTGGTGAACCAACTACAAACTTTGGAGTGTCTGCATCTTTGCCAGCCAAAAGACCAGCCTCGTATGCTTCAACATAAATGCGCTTACATTGAGTTTTTGTAAGAGCCTTTTTCTTCTCGATGACTGAAGTTGTCATTTGATGTCCTCCTCTCGGACAATTCAAAGTATATCCTACTGGGGTTTGGAAATCAAACTAAAGCGAGCCATCTTTCGAGCGCGTTGCTTATCAGCCTCTTCAGCGAGGGTTTTATCCAACTGCGCCCTACGAATAGCCCTTAATGAGCCTTCAGAGACCCGTAGAGGCTTATTACCCCTTAGCCATGATAGAAGTATCATCAGAACCACTTGCCAGTCTCTATTGACCCTACAATCCCGAAAATCAATAGGATTCCACCTAGGAAAATCATTGCCTCAAGATTCTCTGCCCAACTGCGTCCCTTGGGACTCAATCGGATTCCCTTCTTGAGCAATCGACCTTCTATAAAACCGATTTCATCATTGATAGTTTTCATGCTGTCCTCTCTTTGATTGTTCGAACTATTCCGTACTGCTCCATTGAAGCATCAGCCTCGCACCTAAAGCAATAGGTTTTTCCTTTAACTACTGTCAGTCTTAACTCGCTACCGCAAGTAAAACATTTCATTGGTTCCCCCTCTTCTTGTACTTAGTTTCTAGTATTTTCAACTGCTGGTCAAATGACACGCCGTTCTTCTCTGCAAGATTTTTACAGATGATGTCCGCTATCTCTTTGTTTTGAGCAATCTTTTGCTCTTGCTCAATGATTGATTCAGCGCTGTGTGGTGTTCCGTCGTAGTAGTGAGTTGTAACTTTTTCTTTGATTCTCCATTGCAACTCAAACCATTTTGTAACCGCTGAACGCTCTGTCTTGATTACCTCGGTGTATTTTCCGTTCTTGAAGTAAAGGAACTCACCGCTCTTTGTTGGAGCGTTTGCTTTTTCCTTTGCAATCTTCTCAGCCTTCTTTGCTTCTCTCTCTGCCTTGGCTTGAGCCTTAGCAACTTTGTCGGCTGTAACGATTCTTGAAGGACGATTTAAGACCTCGGCTGGAGCGCTTGGGTAACAAATTGTGCAAGCATCCTGACCAGCATCCTCAACGATTGTGTTCTCATCGTCGTTGCTGTACTGGATTAACCAGTTGTATCTAGTAGTTGGAAAACAAGTATTGCAATCCATTGAACTGTGAACATGACCATTGCTGTTGATTACCAAGAACGCTCTTGTCCAAGGGTCTTGGTTATAGATTGCATCTAACTTATTTATCTCTGCTTGAATCTTTGCCTTTTGCTCTCTTAATTCCGCAATTCTTTTTTGGATTTCTCCAACCCGACTTGGGAAATGTTTTACATAAAATTCAATAGAATCTTCAGCATCCAAGATTTTGCTATTGACTAACCAACGCTTCTCGTCCCAAGAAGATAACTCGGTATCAATCTTGACCGCGAACTCTTTTGTCACACTCATTGGAACTCCTCTCGTATTTACAACCCCAGTTTAGCATAGATTTGGGTATTGGTACAATAAGATGTCCCCGTGTCCCCGTGACCCCTGTTCAAAGGGTCAAAATTGCGCTTAGTCCGTATTCTCGCCGTCTGCCTTCTAGTCTTTTGGTGGGCGCTTCTACCCGTAGATTCCGCCTCGGCTGATGATGTAATTGTCAATCTCACCCCTGATACCGCATTTGTCGATATTCCCGTATCGGTGGATACCAGCACCGTTTATTCAATTACGACTCAAACAGGCGCCCGATTTGAGATAGTCAATGGGCAAACTGTTGAAAGACTTGCGTGGGTAGATTCTTGGCTAGAACTTCGCCAAAACGATTTAGTGTTAAGAGCCGATGACGACGGCAACCACAATGGGCAAACTAATTATTTTGCTTCTCGAATTACTGGAACAATTCCAGCGGGTACTTACATAATTCGTGCTACATCTTATGATTACATTGTTGCTCAACAAAGACCTATTGGAACTTATACAGTAACTAGCAATTTGATTGTTGTTGAACCTAGTCCTTCCACGGCTCCAACACCTCAACCATCTCCTCAGCCAACTGCAAGTCCTGAGCCGACGGCACAACCACAACCGACTGCTTCCCCCAGTTCGGAACCATCTCCCACCCCGACTGCTCCGACACCTTCACCAACATCGGAATCAACTTCGACACCGACTCCAACCCCTGAACCTTCTGTAACTCCGACTCCTCAACCTCAACCGAGCCAGCAACCCGAGCCGTCCACACCTGAACCCACACCTTCGCCATCGCCTACCCCAATTCCAATTCCGTTACCTGAGCCGATTCCCAATCCTGAACCAATCCCTGCTGTGAATCCAAACGGTACCCCCGCGGTAGAGCCGACTCCCGTTCCGTTGCCTGAACCCATTCCCATTCCGTCCCTTGAACCTGAGCCGAATCTAAATCCTGAAGAGATACCTTCGCTCGACCCTGAGACTTTGCCAACTGTTCCGCCTTTTGAAGAACCTGCAATTCCACCTTTTGAAATCCCAACGGAAATTGACCCTCCAAGTCCCATACCTGAACTACTACCACCTGTTGAGACCTCCGAGTTAATTGAAAATGTTTTAATGGATGGACAGATTACACCCGCTGATGCAGAAGCGGTAGTTGATTCATTGATGTTGGATGGGCTAGTTACTGAAGCAGAAGCGACTACCTTGATTGAAACTCTTTCAGATGGTGGCGTCCTAACTGGAGCCGAAGAAGATTTAATTATCGATGTTCTTTCAGCCGATGGCGAGATTACTCAAAGTGAAGTAAACAATCTTTCCGAAACTCTTTCCAAAGATGGGCGATTTACGAAAGCGGAAAGAGAACTTGTTGCCGAAGTGCTTATTGAATCCGCTGAAGGTCAAGCGGTAACTGTTGAAGCAATAGCCGAGGCTGGAATCACCTTGGAAGATTTACCTCCTGCTCAACCTGTTGAAGTTCGACAAGATGAGAACGGAAACGAAGTTGTTATTACAGCCGAAGTCGCCGTTGCTTTAGAACTACTTACATCGGCTGGAGATATTGTTTCAGCAATCTTTGAAAGCCCTGCACAACTTCTCTTTGCTATCGGAAACCTTGGAGCAGATATGTCTGAGGAAGAACGCAAAGAAGCAAGTGAGACAATTATTGCCGCGACAATCGTTGGCAATATCGCTACGACTACAATGGCTACCGCAATCGGTAGTGTTGGATATAGGAGACAGAAATGAAAGACTTCTTAAATGACCTGATAGGTCAAATATGGACAATGCTTGGAATGTTTGTTGCTTGGATTCTTGTTGATGGTGTTGCTAAAAATATCGTTGGCTATTCAATCCTGATTACTTTTGGCGTTTGGGTTTTGACTTATCCTCTTCGTCGTCCAAAGGACTAGATAGATAATCTTGATTTTTGCTTAACGGATTAAAAGCATCGTTAATTTCTTCGATTGTTAGTTTTCCGTCATCAAGATATTCACGGGCTAATCGTTCTGCCACGGATGCAACTGCTAACAATCCAGCCATCGATAAGGCAATCCAAGTTTCAACTCCCATGATTGCTCCAGCACCTAGAGTGCCGAGAGCGCCAACGGTAAAGACCGCAACCATGCGACTTAAGATGTCTTGGAGTTTTTTCATGCCCCAAGTCTAGCCTACGCACTTCTCTCAACTAATTCATCAAAACCTTCATAGACCTTTACCTCACCTGTCTCAATTTTTTTGAAACGCTCTTTGGTTTCCTGCAACCATTGAACTCGAGACTTTGGTAGTCGGGCTTTGACATCGCCATTCTTACCTCTGACCTTGACGCCAGTAAAGTGAAATGCACCTTGGAGCGCATCGGCTTGTTCTTTACCTAAAACATTCCTGACTAAATCAAGAAGGCATGAGGTGAACCATGCGTGGTGTCCATCGCCTCTATTTATGTGATGAGCAACCTCATGCAAAATTACATACTTGTTTCTCATCTGCTTAGGTAGACAGATTACAAACTCCCCATGGCGGAAAGTGGCACAAGCCGAACGACGACCCCTGCCATCTAAAACCTTGATTGGATATTTGAAAGGATAGTTTCTTTGAACGAAACTTCTCTTCATTACAGCATCCACAAACTTTTGGGCTTGTTGCAGAGTCATATCTTCTTTGCGGTTTCCACCTGCATAGACACTCATAGCAAGACCCTCAGCCTTATAGACCTTTCCTGCTTGGTCTCTTTTTCTCATACCTACTCCTCTCGTAGTTAAGACCCATTATATCAAATGGGGGTTTAGTAATAAACCAAACTTGAGTCGCCTAGGCTCAACTTTCCAGCGACACGCCACGATTAGGTGCCTGAAACTGCCTTTCTTGATTGGATTTATTAACCCCCGTTTGGTATACTGGTGGAGTCCGAGAGGAGGACAGATATGAAGTGCGTGAAGTGCGGAGTTGCCGTCGGGAAGATGGAAGTCTTTCAGGGTGGCGTCTGCTTGCAATGCTATGCCGTGGAGTTTGAAAAGGAATTCCAAAGTGCGTTGAAGATAGCGAGGTTGAAGTAATGAAAAGTAAAAGATATGGAATCTGTAAGGCTCAACACGCTGAATCAACTATCAAAAGTAACATCAAGAGTTGGGCTAAAGAACGAGAAAGTTTTGATGGTATTGCTCGTTCTAAACAAGAGATTCAAGAAATAGTTGCCTTGCAGTTAGAAGATATTGCTAGAGGCAATGCTGAAATTGCTTGTGAAATTACAAACTGCAATAGAGAGGTGGTTAGATAATGTCTCAGAACCAAATCAAAGGCGCTAACTTAAAACAGTTAGAAGCCATTTGCGCCGCAATAGACGGTGTTGATAACGGTGGTTTTGGCGCCGCTGGTGGTAATGAATGGGTAAAACCACAGAAAGCCGATTGGAGCGATTTGGCTCAGGCTATTGACTGGTTATTAAGTTATGAGTGGGGCGAAGATGTAGAGCAAGGTCAATGCTACATAAACGCCGCTGAGTTTTTGGCTGGAGAAGCCTTAAAGAAATTGAAGAAGGACTATGCCAAGGCTAACGGACTTAAAGTTTCCCAAGTCAGTTTCAAGAAAGCCGAGGAAATCGTCAATGGCTAAAGTAACCAAGAAGGCTCAGAGAGCAATCCTTAAAGATATTAGACGCCAAGTAGTTTGGATTGAACAAGCCATCAAAGATGGTAACCAAGAGTGGATTGACATATACGCAAACCAACTCGGCGCGACAGCACTTTCACTTCATAGTGAGAATAACTAACCCTAGTTATGATATACTCAGATTGTCCGAGAGGGGGCAAAATGGAAAAGCAAGAAAAGGAAAAGCAAGAAAGATTGGCTTACCAAAAAAGGTTGTTGCAAAATCCTGAGTTTCTAAAAATGTTAGAGGCTGAGGAAGATTTTGAAAGAACTGCCGCTTTTGGTAGCGGAGTCAAACTTGTCAATGTAGTAACTGGCGAACGATTTACAACTAAGTAAGGGAGAGGAAACAAAATGACAAAAGTAATTGATAAAGGTCGTCCGTTCAGCGTAGAGGTTCTTAAGAGCCAAATTGGTTTTTGGAATATCGGCGCTATCTCAGGTGGTCGCGTTTTAATTGACGGTGCTACTTACAACGAAGAATACAAAACAACCCAACAGGTCGAATTACCAGTTGCCTATGGCTACCGCGTTCGAATCACATTAGGTTGGGATGATACATACACAGTTTCCCGAGTAATCGTAAAGAATACAAAAAAGGGAATCAGCGAAGTTATCAAAGGCACCGTTGAAGGTGTCTATTGCGAAAATGTTGGCGAGGTTGCTTACAGAGCATCTTGCTTCCGTTCCTATGAATTCGGAGAGAAGGTAAAAGCATAATGACTAAATGGAAATTATTGTCAGGCAGGGTATATGTAACTGCCGACAATAAATTCATGGTCAAAAATGTTGGTTACAAGTCTTGGGGTTTGTTTATCAATGACGGCTCTGAGATGTGGGAATTTAATTGGGTAGGCTCAACTTATCCAACCGCAAAGTCCGCAATGTTATCTATCGAGGAGGTAAGCGCATGACAATCGAAGAAGCCAAGAAAATTGTTGGCAACCAGCCAACTTGGGCTTTGAAGAATATGGTCAAGGCTCTTCAGATGTTGCCGTGGCGAAATACAGCGGAAGATTTAGAAAGATTGACCGCCGCAAAGATTGTGCTTAAGCATAGAAAGTAAAGTATAATGGGGGTTAATAAAGAGGGGGAGGGAAATATGGAACATGCAATTCTTGTTCATTCGCCTGAGTATGCGAACTGGGTTTTTGACCCGACGCATCCAACTCAAGGGCGACGCTTCCTCCATGCCCGAAATCAATTGCTTCTGCGAGCGCAAGAACGCCATCTCAATGTCTATGAGATTGAACCGCAGATGCCACACACCGATGACCTTCATTCTGTTCATAATATGGATTATGTTTACGATGTAACTGTTCGAGGGGAATCAACGGAGTGGAGCGGACAACGCCACGACTTAGGCGAGTTAGCCAAGTTATTCGCTGGCGGTACTTTGACTGCCCTAGATTCTTTGATTGATTACAAAACTAGATTGGCTGTTCACTTCGCTGGTGCAAAGCATCACGCGATGCGTGATTACTCCAGCGGTTTCTGTATCTTCAATGACTTTGCTATTGCCGCTACTAAAGCGACAGAAGAGTACGACCAGCGTGTAGCCATCTTTGATTGCGATGCTCACCATGGCGACGGTACTGAAATGCTATTAAAGAAGAATAAGAATGTTATGACTTATTCAGTTCATGAGTATGGAATTTTTCCAGGCACGGGTTTGATGAGCGATTGGAAACACCGCGCCTATAACTTCCCGCTTGCATCCAAGTCGGGTGATGACGCCTTGCTATCTGCTACTGAGGGATTTCTTCAGGCTTGCAATGAATTCCAGCCTACGATGATTTTTGTTGCCTGTGGCGCCGATGCTCTAAAAAATGACCCGCTCTCATCCCTTGAGTTCACCAAAGAGGGTTACTTCGAATCCATGCGGATGATTAGAGAGCAATACTTTGACCATCCAATTCTGCTCGGTGGAGCAGGTGGCTACCAGCCTGACACGGAAACCCCTGACCTATGGGCGACAGTTGCGCTTGGACTTATGGCGGTTCAAACCGAGGTTGTAAAACCCTAACCGTTACGCTTGGTGCTATGAATCCACCAAAAAAACTGCTGACCCAAAACAGCGAACTAAAACCTGACGGAATTTTTAACTGGACTCTACCTGCCTTTGCCGTAAAATTAACAGATGGAAGTAATTTTAATGTTTGCCCGCAAGCAGGAGCCTGTGCAAGTTTTTGTTATGCAAGAAATGGGACTTATCTGTTTCGCAATGTGCGCTCGCGCCATATCTTAAATCTTGAATATGTAATGCACTACCCCGAACAATGGTTTGAGCAGATGTTGGGCGAAGTGCAAAAGCCAAAGATGATTGGTAAACATATTCGAATTCACGATGCTGGAGATTTCTTTTCTGAGGATTATCTAAACCTATGGTTGAGGATGGCTCGTTTAACTCCCGATGTAACTTTCTATTGCTACACAAAGGAAGTCGCTTTGTTTAAGAAAGTTGTTGAACCTGATTGCCCTGCGAACTTTCGTTATCTTTACAGTATGGGTGGTAAGCAAGACCATCTCATCAATAAAGAAACTGACCGCCATGCTGAAGTCTTTCCTGATGACGCCGCTATTTTAGATGCAGGTTACATGAGCCAAGATGCCAGCGACCTGTTAGCGATTACTTTACCTAGCAACAAAATTGGCATACCAGCCAATAACATTAAGCATTTTAATAAGAAACTTGCAGGTCGTACCTTTGGTGATGTCCAAGATGAACTTGATGAAAAACGACGAGTCAAACTCGGTGGTGCATAGTGACTACGATTATTGCTGTTCAATATGATGACAAGGCAGTAATCGGAGCAGACTCACAAACAACTGGTGCAACAGGGCGCAAAGCCTCTCATGCACAAATGGTTAAGGTAACTCAACGCGGAGATTTTATTGTCGCTGGTTCGGGTGAATGTGCGCCTTGCGATATTGCTCAACATATTTGGGTTCCTCCAGTTCCCTCCGCAAAGGACTGGAATAACCTTTATCATTTTATGATTGCCAAAGTTGTTCCATCTCTTAAGGCTTGCTTCAAAGAGAACGAATACAAATGGGATGTAGAAGATGATGAAACTAAATTCGCTTTCCTGATGATTATTGGCGGAGAGATATTTGAGATTGCAGATGACTTTTCTGTTTGCCTAGATGGAAAAGGTTACTACGGAGTAGGGTCAGGTTCAGATTTTGCAATAGGCGCACTCAGCGCTGGAGCAACTCTCAAAGAGGCTCTAAAGATTGCTTCAGATAACGATGCCTTTACATCTCCACCGTTTATTTACCACACGCAACAAAAGCGTCAGAAGGTTGTAACTCGACCTAAGAAGTAGTATACTAACCCTAGTTGTAAAAGAAGGCAGAGATTCTGCTGGACGGATGCGACTAGAG